CTTGTATAAGAGCGATATCGTAGTACCTGCATTGCCGTACACTGCCGGCGGATAGGCCCGTACCAGTTTTGCCGTCTTGTCCGGCATCTCGTCCAGTACGGCGTCTACCTTGGCGCAGTATGTCTCATAGGATTCCTCCGCGCTGGTGGTCGCAATTTCCTGTATCGCATCCCCGAAGCCATATCCAGCGGGCGCCTTATTAGACAAAGCCGCCGCAACGGTCTCCGCCTCCGGCTCTCCGCTCACCGGGATCTGTGTGGCGTTGTAGTCCCCAGCCTGAGGCTTCACCGCACCGGTCCGGCCATTGAAGGAGGTCACGCCGCCAGCCAATCCTTCAGATACCTTTTTGACAGCTGCATCAATTTCCTCTCCACTGTAAGCACTGGTGTAATACTCGGTAGGCGGGGCCGTGATTGCTGCCATCTGCTGTTCGAGTTCAGCAACTTTTGCAGCGAGTTCTTCAATCGTTGCCATTTGTACCTCCTCACGTGATGAATCTTCTGCCATGCTTGTCTAAAAACCATTTTGTGTCCGAGGTCGCCAGCGGCCCGCGTTCCTGTGGAACGCGGCGGCTGATATATAGGATGATGCAGCCATCCCCGCCAGGGCCACCAGTACCGCCATTTCCGCCGATTCCCCCAGTTCCAGCGGTGATTGATACCGTGTAATCTGCGGAATCCGTGGAGCCAACGGCAAGTCCTCCTGAGCTGGCACCGCCACCGCCATAACCGCCGCGGCCACCTTTGCCATACTGGGCAGGCTTTTTTGGCGTCAGGGTTGGTGTCGCGCCATTTACACCAGATGCAGCAGTAGCCTTAATTGATGACGAGCGTACAGAGACGGATGCCTCTGGACCCGGCCCGCTGCCGTTTGCACCAGCGGCCGCGCCTGCCCCTAAGCCCCGGCTATACCAAATGTAAGCGCCGTCATTCTCTCGTGTCTTCATAGCGACACGTTCTGGATCATCTGTATCGGATTCTGTCAAGCCTCCGTTCCAAGTGTTGCCGTCCTCGTCGGTAACGTTTTCAGCAGGGTCAAAGAGCTGGACAGTATCACTGTTGATGGTTGTGACTTTGGCCGCCTTTCCTGCACCTTTTCCTCCAGGGATTCCTTGATCTCCAATTCCTCCGTATTTTTCTCCGGTGATTGGATCTGTGTATCCACTTTCAGATACCTGTGCCCCAGCTGTGGTTGCAGCGCCAAGTTCTGTGTCGCTGCCGACAGAGCCATTCGGATCATCCGGGTCATAGGCAGCACCCAGGCCACCAACGCCGCAACTGTATACAATAGAGTCTATCCCAGAGATATCCAGGGTTCCTTCAAGGATTCTGGCACCCGTGCCCGGAGCACCGCCGTCTCCGCCCGCACCGCCGTTCGCAAGTCCGCAGCCGCGTAACTGGTTCTCAAATGGTGGAGGATTAGTCCAGGATACAGACGGTGACGTGCCAACATCCCCACCTTTTTGCCCGCAATGTCCACCTTGGCCTCCGCTTATTAAAACATAGCGGATTAAAGTTGTTTCGGTAGGAATTTGATAAGTCCCTGATCCGGTGAGCACGATGCGTTCATCAAATGTTTTGAAATCATCAACTTGCGACGGAATAAATCCAATTCGCATTTCGGCATTCGCTTTCAGCGTTGAGGACATGTTTACATCCATTGACTCAATACAAGCAGAAACGATTTCGTGATCGTATGGGTCCATGACCTTTACAACTTGTCCGGGCTTTTCCTTTTCGGTCAGAAACGAAGCTTGAAGTGTTTTATTACATGCATAGAAGCTCGCTAACCGTTCAGCAACTGCAACTGAATTCACCAAAGAAACAAGGGTTGCATTTTCTTTGCCTTTTTCATTTTCAGGTACATTTTCATTGATTACCTTTGCAATTTTTCGCTTGTTGTGGATATATTTCAGCCCCGTAAGCGTCCCTGTACCGGCAGAGATTTTTGCGTAGTTTGCTCCGCTTTCCAAAATGGAAAATCCGGAAGCAGACAGGGTGTGCATCGGCTCATTGAAAATGATTAGATCGCCGTTCTGAGCTGTTCCATTAAACAACTCCTGGCTTTCTTGTCCTTCCGCAAACTGATGTTCAATAACAGAGATCGCACTAATTTTTTGATTATCTGTAACTGAGCCAGCCATGTCCGTCTTTTTCGTATCTATTGTCGATATGGTTCCATCCCAAAACGTCTCCACTCGCAAAACACCATTCAAATCGGTAGTAAGACAAGCGCCAATAGCAAACAGGACTTGATTGAGATTGTCTCGTGCGGAGCTGTTCGGTGGGCTGCAATAGGGGAGCCATCCATACACCTTAACATTCTTTAGATTGCTTTTTACAATAACGGGAATTTCACCGCAAATATTTTTTATGATTGATTCTGCGGTCTGTCCGGTGTAAATTCCGCCGGGATGGAGCATAGTGTCTAGCTTGGATACCGCTGATATCGCATACAGATGATAGGAACTAGGCCCAGTTCGTTTGATACTATCTACATAGAGGGTTTGTCTTTGCTGATCTCCATGGTAGTAAACCACCTTTTCCCCAATGGTAGCCAAGATTGTGGAACTATCCAGTTGACTATTAAAGTCACAATCAAGCGTGTCCATTTCCAGGACATCGTTTAAAAGAGAAGTAGTTAAATTGACGTTTCCAGACGTCAGATTATAAATCCCCGTTATTTCTATATCACCAACGAGAATTCGATTAACTGCCATTTCTTTACCTTTCAATCAGAGGGAATGTGATTCCACCCCATAACTCTTTCCCATTTCTGGTCTTGATTAGGAATTGGGCGGGGATATTGTTTGAATACATTTGCTTTGTTACATCTCCGCCCTCCACAGGATCTGTGTATGTAACTGTGACATACTCGGGCAGAATAGATGAGAGAACGAGGCTTGCTTCTTCTAGCGTCAATGGGCGGCAAGTAATATCCAATCGATATTTTATGGCTATCCGATCTCTCGTAAGAAACGCATCATCGATTGAGCGTGTGGCATTTGGGCCGTCTACATCAGCCCTTTGCCACTGTACGCCGCCGAACGCAATATAAGGCGTCAAATCCGTTCCGTTTACAGTCAATGTCACGTTTTATCCTGCCTTTCATGTAATGGGAGCGCCCTTTTCTCGCTGCGTTTGTTGGTTGTATTTGTACAGGCTCCTCGACACCTGACGGCCATCCAGAGAAACTGTTGTATCTTTATCGTTGACCGCCTTGGTAATCATTGCTCCGATTGCCATAACCGCATTGATGACTCCGGTATTAGCAGAAGCGATACCGTCAACGATTTGGTCATTGTTCGCCACCACTGCTCGGTTGCCCATTTGACCAACTAGCTCAGGCCCATCCTCACGGGCAATGAACATTTGCCCATGCTCGGGGAAGCCGCCGGAGGCGTATGCAGTGATATCCTGAATAGAATAGCTGTTGGCCGAACGGGAGGAAGAATTTTCCGAACTATACGATGCGCCATTCCCGAGATTTTTGATGGCATCTTGCAGCAGGTCAGAACTGGTGAATCCCTTATACATGTTATCTGCCATTTGCTTTCCTAGATTTTCAAACTGGCTCATATCAATAGATTGGCTAAAATGATTGATTTCCGTTTTCAAATCTTCCATTCCATCAATACCAGCATCTCCAACTCCAGATTCTTCTTGCTTTAACCCAATAATAGAATCTGTAAGACCTTGAGTCTCACTTTGAAGATCACTGTATAGCTGAACCGATTGCATGTATGTTTCCTGTGCGGCTTTTGCCGCTTCGGTTTCTTTCTCTCTTGCAGCGACAAGTTCTCTGGCTTTCCCCCAACTGAAAATGTCTGTTTCGTTGAGTTCTTTTTGTGTGTTATTTAATGCTTCTGCGGCCGCATCATAATCCTTTGCCGCCTGTTGCATATCACGCATTGCCTGATATTGCTCTTTATAACTCTCAACAAGCATTTCTCGCAGGGCTTCCATTTTGGCCTCTCGCTCCAAAGAATCAATCAGCTCGTCAACAGCGGCTTTACTTTCTTTAACTCGTTGTGTTGTTTCATCAATTTCCAAATGTAGCCCATCAATGTTCAAATCGTTCAGAACTTGAACTTTTACCGCCATTTGCTCTAGTGCATAAGCAGACGCATCTGTATTTTCATTAATTGCATAAATTTCATCTGCAAGCTGTCTGGCAACTTGGAAATCAGCAATAGACGAATCAAAATCTTCTAAACGATTTTTCATATTAGTAAACGCTTGGTCTGTGCGTTCAGACGCTTCTGTGCAACGGTCAAGAATGTCCGCCATGATTGCAAAATCTTCTGACGCCGCATACGCCGCATTTGCTGCCGCTTCTACACCAACGATTTCAAGGACAACTCCAACACCGAGACCAATAACGGCACCAACAGCAGTCCCTATAGGACCTCCAGCGGACCCGATTGCTGCGCCAATTCCCGCTCCTGCTAATGCTGACCCCAAAATTGTCATTAATGCATCGCCAATGCTTGCTTCTCCATTGCTGATTTGGTCGGTAATTCCTGCAAATACAAGAGAAATACCAACACCTATAATTAGCCCAAACGCAGCTCCAAAGCCCCCTGCAATTACAGTACCAATGCCTGCACCAGTCAGAGCACCACCTATCATATCCACCAATACATTTCCAATGTCTAACCCGTTCTGCGCTATATCTATAATAGAAGTTATGACCAGAGAAAGGCCGACTCCAGCTGTAATCCCACCTATTACGCCTTGCGCTAGATTTATCCCCATCTTAAAGGCGAAAAGTCCTCCAATAGCCCCTCCAGCTAACGCTCCTCCAATCGCCTTAATAAGGGCACTTTTTGCATCTACCCCGTTTTTTATTTCAGATATAATGGACATGACCATCAAGGAAAGTCCAAGACCGACAACAGCTCCAAGCAGCATTCCACCAGCCCAAGTGAGGCCAAGTTTCTTAGCCAAAAGCAGGCCAAGTCCAGCCCCAGCAAGTGCTCCTCCAGCTGCGCCTTTTAGGATGTTTTCCCATGTTAGCCCATCCCCAAAAAGAATGTCTTTTACACTGTCAATTAGCAAAGAAATACCTACCGCGAACATCAACCCGCCTAGCAAAGCCTTGAGGCGGCCGATATCTGTAAACAACGTCCTTGCAATTCTCCACGCAAGCAGTGCAGAACCGATGGGAATGATATAGTTGTCAAGCAAGTCTTTCAAAACAGGTTTGATTTCGTCCACTTGCTTTTTTAACGCATCAAGGGCGGTTTTGTCCCAAATATCCGGGATTTCAAGATCGTCGGTCCATTTTCCGACTTCTCCAGTATCCAATTTGATTTCGTTGGATGCACCAATGATATTTAGTTCATCGATTCCTAAAAGCTGCTGCTTTAGCTTTTTTAATTCGTCAGTTGTATCGCCAACGGAATCGGCAGCGGAGTCAGCATTTTCTTTGATATCTTCTCCCCAATCATTGGTTTCCCATTCCGGCATTTCAAATCCGACCAGAACAGCAAACCGCTGAATTGCCTCCGTCAATATCTCAACAAATGCTTGAACCCATGGGATTACCTGAATGAGGATAGGAACAAACACCGTGCCAATCGCTCGACCAAGCTGAGTAATTTGCTGGCGCAGCACTCTCATAGCATTTGCGGGGGATTCCAAGGTTTTTGCGAAATCTCCAATAGCCCCGATCCGGGAGGCCCCCTCCATCAGAACCAGGCTCCGCAGTAATGCCTTTTCCTGTTCTGTCATAGACATAACGCTTTCATCAATGCCATGAGCAAGCGCATATTCCTGTAAGGTGGCCTGACTAATTGAGATACCTAAGCGACGGATGGGCTCAATTTCGCCAGCAAGAGCAGACTGCAAACGTAAGACCGACTGTTCTGTGTCCTCGTTATATAGAGAACTCAGGTCATAGGCCAGTTCTGTCAAGCCCTCGCTTAGGTCATAAGCTTGTTGCCGTGCTAACCCAAAACCGTTTGCCATAGACATGAACACGCCTTGCGCACGCATCCACTCTTCGGGGTCGATGCCAAGTCGGTCATTGACCAGCATGGCATAGTTATAGGCTTCGTCATAAAACTCACCCATGGAGACCTGAAACAAATTGACTGTCTCAACGTAGTCATTAGCCGACTTTATCCAGCCGGAAATAACATCGGCAAGTCGCTTAAATGCTAAATAATAGATACTAAATTTAGCTGCCGCAGAACTGATACCAGTTCCAAGAACGCCAAAACTTCTTGCCGCTCTGCTATTTGATGCCGTCAGACTTGCGTTGCTCTGAATAAGCCTCTGAATTCTGATCGGAAATGCTGAAAATCCATTGGATACCTTCTGCATTTCTGTCGCTAGCGGTCGCACAGCAGCGGCCACCTGCTCCATCTGCTTTGCGAATTTACCAAGGTCTGTCTTTTCGAGCGACGCACTAATCTCAGGAAGTTTCTTTAGTGCGTTGATCGCGGAGGAAAGGCCGCTTGCTTTTTGGATACCAGCCAAGCTATTCATTGCAGCCGTGAACTCTTTTATTTTCCCACTATTCAGATTTGCGCCATTGATTAGCTTTGCTGCTTCCGAAAGTGCCTTTAACTGCTTTGTGGTGGTTGTAAGCCCCGCCCCTCCTTTAGCCGCGGTTTTTAACCCGGTCAATGCAGTAGTAAGCGCCTCGATCTTCTTTGCTGCATCACTGGACGTCGCCTCGATTTCAATTTGCAGGCTATCAATATCTACGGCCATATTGCCACCACCTTTCTATATTGGCACTTGGCAATAAAGCACTTGGCACTAAAATATAAAATTCCGCTACCTCAAACTTCATAGAGATAGCGAAGATTTTGATTGATTTCCTTCCGTTGTGTGATGTATCATATAATGAGGGGGGCGATTAAAATGAAGAAATTTTTTCCTGTACTATTTGCCTTTTTAATGATTATCGGGTTAACGTCATGTGGCGAGAGTACTGAACATGAATATCATGATATATCAGATTCTAACAATCCAGAAATTGCAAGCACGGAAGATGTGAAAAACGCATTTTTGCAAAATAGAAGTTTTCGTGTCGATATTGAGTCAATCAATGAAACGGATAACTACTATAACTTAGAAATATCTTTTGTCGGAGAGAACGCAAGACAGGACGACCCGAGTGTATGTGCAATTGATGTAGATCGATTGATTGAAATTATTTGCGAGAATAATCAATCTGTGTATAAATGCCTTGGGACAGTTATCTTCAATTGTCCATCAGATGAGAAAAATTTCCAAACTTCTATTCAAATCCAGGAATACAAAAGCGGAGATGATATAGCTTTTTGTGATACCATGAATGACAAAAGTGAACTTGTTGTTATAACAAAAGAAGATGTAGACTCCACTAAACAGGATGCTCAAAAGGAATTAGATGAAGAATTAAGTCAGAGAAGAGACTTAAATATTGGCGATACTTTGTATAGTGACAATAAAATTTCTATAGTATATAATGGTGTAGTGGAGTATGAAACGGTGTATGCCGCTGATAATCTGGATGTTCCAAAATCTGCAATAGTTTTTTCTGTTGTCAATAAAACGGGCCAAAATCTAACAATTGGATTTTTTGACTTGCATGTAAATGGGGTTGATAGTGGACATATCACAAGCCATTCAATATCAGCAAATCAAGAAAATCTTGTTGAGGTCAGATTTGATGAATTGCCAGAAGTAGTAGAAGATATACATGCAAGTGGGAACATCATGTTTGATGATTACTCAACCTCAGATTTTAAGTTCTGAAATTTAATAATCGCCCTCCGCTTAGGAATAGGCGGAGGGCCGTTTTATTTCTTGGCGTATCGAGGTTTCCGCTATCTCTATGAAGTTTTCAAGGTGCAACGGGGACGCTATTTCTTCCCCCAGCTCTTTCCGGCCCTTACCATCTGGCTCATATACGCCTTTGCAAACAATGCGTCCCGCTCTTCCTGCTGTTCAGATTTCTCTTTGGGCTTATCTTTCCCAAACAAAGGATATGGCTCCGTTCGATACTCTATCGGTTTTGCACCATTTTTGGCAAAAGCATGAAGAATGGGGGAGACGTCGCACAAAGCCTCATAAATGTACATTCCCATCAAATGGGACTCCGCATTTGTTCGCTCCATACGACGTCTATCAGCCTCCCTATAAATGTTCACCATCCACACGTCTCCGTTCCAGTATTGCTCCCATGTCATACCGATAGAGAGATAATACGAACAGTCACGCACGAACAGTTCTTCAAATGACTCTGGACCCTTTACAGCTCCAGAGTCAGTCCGGAGTTTTTTGCGGCGTCCTCGTCAACAACGATAGAGTTGGACGCAAGAGCTTGCTGATAAAGCTGAATGAGCCGCTTCACCAGTTCTTCCGGGATGCCGCCGCCCCACTTTTCGATCAACTTGTCTGTCTTTTCCCTAGAGATATTCCGGTGGTTCTTGCGAAACGCATAGTAGAACAGGTCCCTCATGCCAGTAACAGGATACTCAATGGCATCCTCCAGCTTAAACTTGTTACGTTCAGCAAACACAATACTCTCACGAGAAAAATCCAGGACATAGACTTGTCCGGTCTTATCATCAGTCAGGCGGGCAGGCTTTACGATGTCCTGAATATCAATGGTCTTTTCGCTCATTTGTATGCCTCCTCAAGATTGTTAATCAGGGTCCCTCGGTGGGTTTTGCCGCCATCACAGGGGCACTATTTGGCGTGATATAAAGCGTGGTTTCCAGCATGGAGCCGACGCTTGCCTCGTTCAATCCAAGGGGAGCAGGAGTTCCAACAAAGTAAGTAGCATCTGCCAGCTGCGGATGAACCACGGCAAACCACACCTGCTTATCTCCTTCAACGGCTGTATCATAAGCCCCCATGAGGGTATCCCAAGCGTCGATCAGGTCTTCGGTCAGGTTTGCCCCATACTCCAGAGCGCCGCCCAAGTCCTTCAAGCCCTGGACGTAGGTCATGTACTCGGTCTCCTCCAGAGTGGTGGAGTCAATGGTATTGGGGCTAGGATTAAAACTGGGCATAGATTTTACTTCCGGGATTTTGGTATAGCCGGTAGTGGGGCGAGTACCCGCAGAAGTCTCAACGGCATACTGAAGTGTCATTCCAGCAGTAGAAAGTCTGGGACTTGCCATAGTAAATTACCTCTTTTCTGAATTAGTCTGCACGGTAAACCCACAAATCCTTGTCTACCGTGGCTGTGTATCTTGCCACCATTCTGTAGATCGTGGCGTCGCTCAGGTTTGAAATAGGATTGCACATTGTCCGCGCAAATCCCAGTTTGGAAAATTCGCCATCAACGGCTTCCATAATGTCTTTTGCCTCGGACTTCTTGTAGCCGACGGTGTTGGTGTAAACATTTACCTCATACATCAGCGTTGCGGCATTTTCAATGTTGGCCGTTCGCATTCGCTGTACTATCGTATTATCGCTCTCCACAATAGTAACAGCGGGAAACTTGGCGGGGGTATCTACATATTCGCCACTAACGAATATTCCTGGAAAAGCCACCCGGAGGGCTTCTGCGACCTGACTGAATATCAGGCTCTCCACGTCAATCACTTCAACGCCTCCTTTGCCGCTGGGATAACCATTTGTCTGAGTTGCTGTGCCGTGTTGTACATATATGGTCTGGACGGCATACCTTTGGTCCAGTGCGCCCGCCCATCACGTCCAATGTACCACCACCCCAGTTCCCCGTGGTCGTTCACGTCATACTTCCACCCGGCGATTGCGATATTCGGGTGTTGATTGTTCTTTCCCACGATGCCGGTGCCAAAGCACACGAAAGCGGCATGGGCAGCGTCCGCTATGACATACCCAACACCAGACTTTTGCTCGGCGTGGATGCTGTTGTACAACTCCCCGCTATCGTAGGCGTTCATGTCAGACACGTTCATTTTGGCAATCTCAACGCCTTGCGCTGTCAGGTATTCAATCAGCTTTTGCGGTGCCTGCTCAACTTTCTTCTGGTACGCCTTGACTTCCTTCAACGCCTGATTGATGGAGTCCGTATTCAGTTTCAGTTTGATGGTTAGCATAGGCGGCCTCCGCTTTGACTTTCTGATCGAACAGGCTCTTTTCTGCTTCGTACTCCGACACAGTGACCCTCTTTATGGCGTACTGCGTAGAATTTTTCCACGGGGCTTTCCGCTTTACGATGTAGTTATACGGGCCATCTGTATCGGCCCCGTCCACCCACAGCACGGAGTTCTCATCGATGGGGCAATGCGGGTCGGCGGTGGTAGCCGTCCGGTCGTAATCCTCCAGAGAGCCAAACTGTTCCACCTCAGAATTGCCCTTGTTAGGGGAGACGCAGAGCATAGTGGATTTCAATTCGCTGTAAATGGGGAGGTAACTTCCGAGGCTGTTACCAAATTCATCCATCAATTCTTCTGTTCCAATGAGGTTTTTGAAGAATACAGGCTGACAGTTAATCATTAAATTTCTGAAAACAATCATCCCCCTTACATACGAATAACGTCTTCTCCAGATAACCCGATTTTTACTCTATAGTATATCGTCGGTTCTGGAACTCCGCTTTCTTTGGAAAGCTCTTTTGCAGTCTTGTACTGTCCGTTAATTAGGACTCTCACTTTCTTCCGAAGCGGCTTTTTGAGCGCGTCTTCTATGCTTGCGCCTTTCTTCATTCTCTGGCGTACCGCATCGTACGTTAATCCGTGTTCCTCAGAAATTTCTTTAATGGACTTTGGCAAATTTCGATTATGATATTGCGTTTTCATATCCACAAGCCTACAGTTTGATGGTTCGTAATTCCCGTCGTTGTTAATCCTATCTACTGTAAATTTACCTTGTGGAGCTGTTTCATCATAGCCGTTTTCCATAGCCCATTTTTCAAATGCAGTAAAATCAGACTCCCACTCAAAACAAACAGATATACCGCGACCACCGTATCTATAATAATTGTCGCTATTGGGATCGTTGCACCTTTGCTTCATGCCTTTCCAAACTGCATAAAGTCTGGATTGTGATTTTCCGTGTGTTCTTTTCCCAATTTTGCGAGCGTGCAGATATTTTTCTTGTAAGCAACCACAAGATTTTGTTCTCCCACCGATAAGAGATCCGCTTTCTACAAGACTTGTGTTCCCGCAGTCACACTTGCAGAGCCAGACAATATGGTTGCACTTGTTTTTATCAGCCTGTGACAGAACTGTGAGCATCCCAAATCTCTTGCCAGTTAAATCAACAAATTTTCCCATTTTTACCTCCTGCATAGGTATATTGAAGGGGTTAGGCGCAATGCAGGTGCGCCAACGGGAGCTAACCGCTGTCCCCCAGCAATATCAACTTGTGACTTTTGCCATCGGAGTAACCTCCAAAAGCAACTCTTGTGGAATACCCTCAGAACCATAAGACCTGGACACACCGTTTTCCGTGTGGGCGGTCTCAAATTCGCCGCCCTGCTTGTTATAAATTGCAAGAGCTACCCTGAACTGCAAATCCAAATACCGGCTCTCCAGTTCCTCCGGCCACTCTTGAAAAGGGTAACGTCGGGCCATAATCGCTGACTTTGCGCTCTCTAGGCAATCTTGCAAGACAGTTTCGTCAACCTCTTCGGTTCGGAGTTTCAGTCTCGCTAAGTTGTCCATTATTCCCCCTCCTCGATCTCCCGGCCCTTCGTTCAGTCGCGGGAGGCGGCGTCGGTTCATCCAACACCGTCCCGTGCCGCTTCATCATATCCGCGTCGTCGGCCTTAATGGGGAACGGAGTCCCAGCCTCATAAAACTGGTCGCCATAGCACACGCGGTAATTTGGAATAAACTTCATGCTGCCTCCCGCTTTTTTAGCTCTCAAATGTGGCCCCAGCAAAATTGAACTTCACAACACTGCTGTCATCCACAAGGACTTCAAAGGTGTCATCCTTTGTTACCCGGAAAATAATGTCCGGGTCAAATGCGATGCCCTGTTTGGTTGGAACCCCATTTTTCTTAAAGGTCATCTTGCTTCCAGTTTTCGTCAGGTGAAACGGGAAATAGTACCCACTGTCTTCTCCAGGGATAGAACTGAACTCAGAGTAACCAGTCACATGATGGAATGTACCCGTGACAAACCCGTCAGCATATACCTTCAGGTCATCTCCTACCAGTTCGGACACCTGCTTCCCCAATAGGGTCTGACTGCCGGGGAAAATGGTTAGAGTGTCAGACCCGATTATTCCCCCAGGACGTTGAGCACCGCCACCTCGTCCATGCGCTCGAAGGAGGGCAGGACGATTTCAGACGCAAAGGTGTTGATATTTACAGGATGCTCCTGAAGAATACGGGTAATCGCAACGCCTGTATTCACAATGGAAACTTCGGCGCCGGAGGCTCCTTGAAGGTCTGCCTCCTCGGGAGTGGTGCCATACCAAGTACTACCAAGAGCACCGTCAGGAATCAAACAAACATAGCCATTGGGCACAAATGCATGGGCAACCTTGTCCTCGTCCCGGAACTGCTTGTCGTAAATTGCAATCCGCAGACCGGACGTGGACTCTACAACCGCCTTTACTTCGGCGTCGGTCAGATAGCCAAGAGACAGGCCGTTGGTGGTCAAGTAGCGGTTCTTTACGGCGTCCGTTTTAGCAAGTAGATTGAAGGTATAGGAGTTCATAATCGAGACCGTCAGTTCAGTGCCAGTCTTAGAACGGATAGCGTCCTTGACCGTCTTGAATGCCGCAAAGGGATCAGCCGTAGAGGGCTTGTCCCAAGTGGCTGTATCAGTCAGTGCGGTGTAGTTAGAGGTCTTCCAGGAGCCGTCCGTATCATACTTGTAGGTATAGTTCACGCCATTTGCCTTGATCGCAATACCCACATCGCCACCCTCAGGGAACAGCAGCTGCATAATCATGCGCTCAGGAACAACGTTCGCGCCGTCAATAAGGTCACGGGTATCGTCAAATACACGGGCAATCACCTCGGCAGCATAGGGGTCGCTAGACTCCTGTACCCGCAGCATCTCTTGGCGGTCCTTCTCTTTGATTTTATAGCCCTCGCGGAAGAAAGGCATCTCGGTCTCCAGTTTCTCAAATCCAATCCGATCACGGAAGGTGGCCTTCGTGTCGAATGCGGAGGGCATCAGGGACACAGGCAAGCCACGGGAACCCTTGAGCCAAGACAGGTCGAGGCCAGCCTTCTTTCGGGCGGGGAACAGCGTAGCACCGAGATAAGGAATCTGATTGGAGGCGACCTCTGTCCAGTTTGCGGCAATTGCTGCAGGGGTAAAAACTTCTCTCAAATCCATTATGTATCCCTCCTTACTTGTTCACGCCAATGTTATCCCGCAGAATAATACCGGGTACAGCAAAAGTATCATCCAGCGTAATGCTCGCATGATCCTCGACCTTCTTCTTGTCCACAACTCCCTGTACCAGCAGAGCACCGTTAGGATTCTCGGTCGGGTCCACATCATACAGTAGCATACCCACAGCGGTAGCATAAGAGGTAGTAGCCACCTTCTTCCCAGCAGTAGTCATGGGCATACCGGCAGGGACAGCAGCGGCTTCTGTGACACAAATGGGAATCGCCACAAAATCGTCAGCGGCCAGAATCTCAACGGTGCCGCCAACAGAAGTCTTGGTAAACTTCATCTGTTTCTCTCCTTTTCAATCAAAAGTAATGTTTCAAACCTTCGTTTGCATTTTTGAGGGCATCGGCCCGCTGCTTGCCCAGTTTCTTGGCAAACTCCACGGCCTCATCCTTGCCGCCCTCTCCACCACCAGCACCGTCAGGCTTCGGGTCCTGCTTCACCAGATCAGCCCGCAACTTCTTCTCATAGGCAGCGTTGGCTTTCTGCTGATTGGCAAAGACCACATCCATCTTGCCGTCAAACAGCGCCTCTGCTGTCTCGCGGGCCAGCTTCTCGTCATAGCCCGGCATGGCGATATAGCGGGCGGTGTGCTCGGCAATAGTGGACTTGCGCAGAAGTTCGGTGTACTTGTCCTCCAGCGCCTTGCGGTCAGCGTCAGCCTGCGCCTTTGCGGCCTCGTCATCGGTCATCTTGGATTTGAGCTGCTTGGACAGGTTGGCCGCCTCGGTAGCCTTGGCATCGAAAACTTCTTTCTTCACATAGCCGCTCAGATCAACCGGGTCAGGCACATCAAGCCCCAGCAGGGCAGTAACCTTGTCGGCGTCGCTCATTTCCGCGAAGCCCTGGATGCTGTCGGTGGAAATCTTCATGTAAATTCTCCTTTTGGGTTTTGTAAGTGTTCTCTCACTATGTTTTTGGGTTATTAAGCGTTCTCTCGCTGTTGGGAGATTTGTACCGCCCCTTCTCTGGGGCCATATTCAAACGGCTGGGCCGCTTAAATTCACTTTTTCTCCGCCGGGGTATACCAGCACCGGCAACCAGGGTGGGGCTTGCTTGGTATGCTCCGGATGGGATAAATTTTCCCGTCTCGTTCCTTACAAGCGGAGCACTCACGCCCGTCATTCATGGTGTTCCATTTCACATAGCGCACACCGCTGTCTTGAAATGCTTTCAGTGTGGATTGGTCTGTGACTTCCACCGCATACCATTCCGTCATCTGCGCCCAGTAGGAAAGGCCCCGTCGAAACTCTGTGACCTTTGCGGTGGTCGAGTTAATAGCCTCCGCTATGCGGTCACGCTTGCGCTCCCATTCGTGGGAATACTGGTATTTCGTCACAGCGTTGTACGCCGCCAGCAATGCCAGTAACCACGCTAAATCAGGTGGTTCCTTTCCGTGCGGTTCGGTCTCCTGATACCGCTCTTGCGCCAGTTCAAGAAAGATTTCCTGATTATCATGGGCGAGGTCTTGATACAGTGTTCGGGTGACTTCCAGCACATTGAGTTCATCAAATTTCGCCAGCGCCGCTTCGTCTTTGGCGTCCTCAAACCGCTTGACCGCCCTCCTATTCAAAAGGTCGATGGCTTTATCGGTGAGGTCATAAGGGTTTTTGTTTTCCAAACAGTTCATCCCCTATGCGGTTGTATTCATCGAGAATTGCATCAAAAGCGGCATCCCATTCCGGGCCATGTTTAGCGTCATATCCAACGGCTACATGTGCAAGTTCGTGTGCAAAAATTTCTGTTGCGTTTTCAATGTCCACATTCGGGTCTACTAAAATTTGAATTTCTCCATCATCGCAGAAATTTGTGAGACCATACGCCTTGTCTCCATCGTCTGCTTTCAAGTCAGGCTCAAAGTAGCACTCGCACTCTTTTCCAGGATAAAGGTTCTGAAATGCTTGATATACCATGCTGAACGGGTCATTCCGAAACGGAGACATCATTGTTTCTTTCCTCCACAGTTATATTTGTGTCCCTGTTGGTATTCAGTTCATCTCTCAAACTCCGCTCCATCTTGCGTTGCTGTTCCTCGGCATATTGGGAACTTATACGGTAAGCCTCCTCTGGGTCGCTGAATAGCCCGCTGTACTGGAACGCCAACTTCGGATGAATTTTGCTATTGTTCAGCATCTCCGCTAGAACTTGCGCCTTGGACTGGATATTGGACAGGTTCTTGCGGGTGAACTCCGGCTTAATGTCGGATAGCTGCAAACCTAAATCGCCAGTTTCCCGGCAAATATACAGCACCAGCCGCAGGAACTCCCGTTCCGACCGCTCCCAGGTCTTTTCCGTGTCCTTGGCCCGGCTCTCAGCGGAAGACCACCCATCACGGTAAATGACCGCCTGCCCGGTATCACTGGTAGAGGAACCTCCATTCCGGTTTGGCATCCCGCAGATGGTCAGATATGCGTCCTCCAAATCGTCCACAATGGTCTGCGTATTGGTCTGGTTCAGTTCAGACGCAATGCGGTATACTTTGGCCTCCATGCCGGGCTGAACGCTCTTGATGGTGATTGCCATGCCGCCCTTTGCCAGCTCCTTATACTGTCCGTTCTCCAACTCGCAGTTTTGGAACACGTCAAAAGCGTTGACGAAATCTTGAATACTGTCCAATCTATTGGACTCAATCATATTGATGGCATTCAGAATGGGAATGACCGGCTCAAACGCACCCATGCGGGCGTCATTGTTTACATACTCCACAATGGGGATATAGGGGATGGTGCGGGCTTCCTGCTTTGTGATCTGGCCATTCTGCACCTCGAAATACCATTTAGGAGTGTAAACGCAGAAGTATGGCTGGCCCTCCTCGTCTACCTGTTCCAGAACACCAGCGACCTTTTTCTGCCCTACGCCGCTATGGTAAATGCAGAACGCCGCTCGCGGGTCGAGTGTGTAGATGGATGCCGGGGAACCGTCCTCCTCACCAGCTTCGTCAGGGAGTACCATGCGTACCGCTATGCCGCAAATGTGCATCCAGTCCGCTAATTCCTTGTCCAGTGTGTCTTTACTCTCAGATCGCATATACTCGTTGAGCGTGTTCACACTGGCGGAAATATCATCTTCTCCACCGTTGGACACATAGCGGATTGGGCCATCCAGGAGGTAAGCAGACTTGAAGACCACGATTTCGTTCGCCCGGTTAATCATCACCTTGTTGTTGATCTCCGGGCGGACGATTTTATCTTTTAAGCGGATGTCCTGTTTTCCTTTGTAATAGTCAAACAAATAGGACATTTCTGCCCTGTTCATGCGATGTACGGCCAGCGCCTTACCCAGCACCTCCACCACGTTTTCCGGGGTGACTTTCTTTTTTGCGGTGTAGATTTTGCGCCGACCAGTCAGGCCATCAACCGGCCATTCGGATATAGCCCGAACAGTATCGTTTTCAGTCACCTTGTCACCTCCAGAACAACAAAAAAAGTGCCAAGAACAGACCCGTAAAGGTCCACTCTCGGCACTCGGCACGCTTCGTCCAGGCATTGCCCGGAGGCACTTGGCACTAAACTATATATTTTCAGGCGCTCTTTTCGCCTTTCAATTCGATTTTAATGTTCTTCTTGCAAGCCTTACAGTATGGGTAAACAATACCAACTGCCTTACTATCCACCTGCATCAAAAGCCGCCCTTTTCCATGATTGATACCGGCGGCAGCGCAAACAGGACAATAAACGTCAATCTTCATTCAATGGACGACTCCTTTCGGTCTTTGGCACCGCTCCCGTCTCTCGCAACTGCGAGGCGGCGTATGTGCGCTTCCCGCTTAGATTGTCACACCTGCGTCATATGGATATGCCATATGGTACTTTACCCGATCCGGTACAGGTAGTTTTCAGCGGGATAGCGCCGGGACAGGTCATAGCTGCCACCGCTTTTTTACCCGACACTATGACTGTCGGCTCTGCCGCATGGAGGGCGCGACCCTCCGGCCCTGATTGTGGGCTGCATCGTGCTGCGGCATATGTCCCCGCCAATACTAATACCCGCGTAGGGACGTAGGCGTCAACGCATTGGAGGGGTATATCGTTATCTTCTCCGCATGTCGGCTTCGATTGCGAAACTCTGGAGCAGGTTAACGTGAAGGGAGTCCCCCGGCAGGAAACGTACAAGAGAGGCTCTCCTTTCCGTTTAATATCTGCTCACTAGATACCCTGCCGGGGGAGTGGGTTATCCTTTGGGCCGTGGTTGGTCACAGCCCGAAAGGGGAGGAAAATTGGATAATTATGTTTACCCAAATATATTATACATCAATCGTTGTTAAGATAACAACCTATATATCTATATGTGTCTAATGGCTTATTCGAGATTTTAAAATGGTCGCTTAAATACTTCAACCTTGTTTCCCTCAAGTTGTTGGACATATTCGGCAAATAGGCTCCACGCATCTGGGACATCATCATTTCGATTCTTACCGACCATCGTGTACCCACAAAGGAAATTCAACATTCGTCTGTATTCTTTATCTTTTTTGATAACAGAGTTATCCTTAAACAAAACACGGTCTTTGATGAATGGACTATTGACTATGATCCGCGTCTCTTTGTTCGATGTAGTATATTTTGTTGTTATTTTTGCAATTCCCCCAGCTTCTTTCACTTCTTTTTGAACTTTTTCTGCCACTTTACCGCCAGCACTATTGCTTTCAAACTGGCCCATCTGAGCCTTGTGCTGAACGAGCTTTGACACCAGCCGCGCCTCTACAACCTCTGGATTGCTGTTGTCGCATACTACGTCTTCACAATAAAAGTCATTTCCGTACTGGTAACAAATCGGCATGACGCAGTAATCAGTGCCTTTGTCCTTCGTATCGCATACAAACAGGATGGCATCGGGCTTACCGTCAGGAAGTTCAAAATACCTGCGCAGCTCATCCTCATTGTAGAGCTGTCCTTCACGCTCAATGGGCTGAGTCATGTATAGTGCCCTCCAGGAAGCATCGTCCATAACATCTCTTTGATTGTGATAGAATGCCGTGGTAAACCCAAGCCCATACGGATAATCAAAATTACTCTCATCATTTTCATCCAAAGCGGGTAGGTGGATAAACTCTGCCAGCGGGTCTTCTGCATGGGCTAGTTCAAGTCGGTCAATGGGGTCATGCAACGTCCAAGGTGTTTGGACAAGAAGCTGGACACAATCTCCGATCATACGCTGCATGAGGTCTGTATAATACTGCTGCCAGAGCTTGTCCATGCGCTCTTTGCTCATTGCGGACTCGATATCAGGTACAAGGTCATCTGCTACCAGAAGATTCGAGGCACGTACTTTGCCCGCGTTACCAGAGCCTATAGACGAAAACTCAAAGGTCTCAAACCGCTTTCGTTTTCCAAGATCAATTCGCATGTCTTGGGCGTTTGTTTTGCAAACTTGAACAGATGGAAAAATATCTTTCCACAAATACTCCCCTTTGAGGTCTAACATCCGCCCAACTTCTTCATAAGCCCCACGTAGGAATGAGTTTGAGTGCGAACCCATCAGAATGCTTAAATCTGGATTCTTTAACCCCTCCATCACCATGAACATCAATTCAATGGTGGTCTTCCCGACGCCTGGGGGAGCCATAACACCCAAAATGCGTATCTTCCGTTCAGATAGCCGCTGCATAGCTTGAACAACCGGAAGCAACTGCTTTCTGCGTGGCATATAGAACTTTTTCTTCGGTTCTCTATCCCACTCAGCATATCTTATCGCCGCATCAAAATCATACGGCGCATCAAACAGCAGACTCCGCTTGTTCAACTCGAACATACGGAGGCTTTTTTGTTCTGCGGCGAATTTTGCAGACAGCCGACGTACCTCTTTGTTTTTCTCATGAGCCAGCTTAAAATCCTCTGGCTCCAACAATCTGATCGAATCAAATGCATCAAATAGCGCAGACGGGTCGGACAAATCCCTCTGAAATGCCCTCTCTACCAACCCCCGAATTTCCATGAAAAAAGTGCCTCCTATCCCTTAAGATAAAAGGCACTTGGCACTGTTCGCTCCATTTGGAGAGGCACTTGGCACTATATACGCCCGCCCTGTGGCGGGGTGCAATATTTAATCTCCACCAGCCTTAAAATTATATACTGGCTTGATGATTTTCAAAATTTTAACTGTTGGCTCTATATTCTCCGTGATTACTTCCATACTCTTGTAAGCCATCGGGCATTCATCAAGCGTTTCCTGATTGACTGATGTGGTATAAATTCCGCTCATCTGCTTCTCAAATTCTGCAACGGTAAACCTCTCTTTAGCCTTCGCCCGGCTCATTAAGCGTCCAGCACCATGCGGAGCGGAACAATTCCAATCTTCATCTCCTTTGCCAATTCCGATAATGCTTCCGTCCCTCATGTTAATAGGTATAAGCAAAACCTCACCGCTTTTGGCAGATACAGCACCCTTACGAAGTATCATGCTGTCAGTGTCAATGTAATTGTGAATTGTCGTAAACTGATCTTCAACATGAACTCCCATTCCAGACACGATCCCGTCTATCATAGCCTGCCTGTTAATTTCAGCAAACCTTTGGACTATTTTCATGTCGTGAATGTAGTCATCAAATAAAGCCCCGTCAACATAGGCAAGCGTCTTAGGAATATCGCATTTATATTCAGACTTGTATCTTTTGATTTCCTGTTGGATTTCGCTCTGTCTACCAGCAGCTTTTAATTCTTCTATTAGTTTTTCAAGGCCATCGTTTTTGTCGGATAATTTTTTGTATCCAGCCTCTTGATAATACTTTGCAACTTCCAATCCCAAGTGCCTACTGCCAGAATGAACTACGATGTAGAGTCGCCCTTGTTCATCCCGGTCAACTTCGATGAAGTGGTTGCCGCCGCCCAATGTCCCGACGCTTTTTTTCGCTCTTTCTAAGTCAACTTTATCCGCACAGCGCAAAGCCGATAAATCTACTCGGTCAAAATACCTGTGTGCATTGTACCTTATTTCAAACCCTGCCGGTATATTCTCTCGAATAACATTGTCAAGCCGTTCCATATCAAGATTGGATTCTTTGATTTTAGCGGTTTCCATTCCGCAGCCAATGTCAACCCCGACAAGGTTTGGCACAACCTTATCCTTGATTGTCATTGTAGTCCCAACAGTACATCCAGCTCCAGCATGAATATCAGGCATCAGTCTAATTCTACTTCCAGTGCAAAACTCTTGATCGCACAATTCCTTAACCTGTGCAATGGAAGCATCGTCAACAACATCTGTAAAAATCTTAGCGGTATTATATTCCCCTGCAACTTCTCTCATTTTACCTCCTATACATCCACCTTATTCCAATTCGCCAACACCGCCAGCATGTGAAGCCCTATCTTCTCCGGGTCATACTTGTTTGCCGAACATATCATCCGTAAGCCATCAGGGGTGAGCAGTCGCCCTTCTTCCTTATCCCGGATCATCTTCATGTATTCCTCGTACTGCTTGTTCGTCAGTTTGTGCATATCATCAATCCTCCGCCGGTTCAGGGTATGGCATCCAGTTAGTAACCTCTAAATCATGCCATGTCGTCCATTCCATTTCGCAAATATTCCACTCTTGTACTTCCCACGCCTGCAATTTTTCATTCCACCTTACATCGTGAGACACAAATTTTTCACCGGGTTCTGCGTCTACAACAAATCCTCTATGAAAGGCTGTCACCATCACCGGCTCCATGTCTGGTGGCATCCTATCAGTGCATTTGATCCAGTCCATCTTTATCATCCTCCAGCTCTCTTGGCAAATCCTTCAATGTCCAACCAAAGTATGTTAGTCTTGGAGGTGCTTTCTTCCCTCTTAACGATAATGCAATCATATAAAACCCTTGCGCTATTTGTTTGATAGACCTTTCAGAGTCATCCTTCCCAAACTTTTCATAATTTTCGCTTGCCCATAGCTTCAAATTCCGAACTATATGTTCATTCCCAGATGGATCTACAAGAACCCATATTTTTGATGTTATGTTTTCTTCTGTCCGCTCAAACCTGGGGTCTCCAACTTTCCGTGCCCTCGCCCGCGCCGCAGCCTCGTCCATATCGTCCCAAAGCCCGCTTTCTCGCGCCGCTTTCTTTGACTTTTCACTCCACTTGAACCTTCTCCCGGTTCTTATATAATTCCCCCATTTTTTGCTGCAGTCTTCCGAACACGTCGTCTTTTTTGCGCTCGGAAACGATTTGAATAGTTTTCTGCAAACAGGACATACCTTCCAGCTATTACCTGTATATATTCTTGAGCAATCGGGACAGAATTGTGGAGTTTTTTGTCCGTTCAATTCAATATCAAACTTTTCCCCACATCCAGGACAAACCGCCCTAACCGTATCATCTATCTTTGGCCCTCTTGACACACATCCGCAGGAAACCGTCTGCTGTATTAAATTATTTGTAGAAATAACCGCTACACTACCACAATCGCACTTGCAGAACCACATTGTATGCCGGTCATCATTCGCCCGCTTTCTGACGGGTCGGATAGCGACCAATCGGCCAAACCGTTGCCCTGTTAAATCCTTCCTTACTTCCAAGGAGCATCATCTCCTTTTTTGTTTTGCGCGGATTTTTAGGATTCTTCTTTTTTATCGTTCGGCTTAATTTTAATTGGACTATACCCTTCTAAATTGCTCCTCTGTACAAGCACAATGTCAAATCCAGCTGCATCAGCCAATCTTAACAATGTCGAAATCTTAATGTCACCTCTCGCTAATGGCTGTGCAACACTCCCAACAGACTTATACCCAGCAGCTTCACACACGCCCTTCTGCGTCATCCCGCTGTCATGCAACATTTCTTTTATTGCTTCCTTTAGCCCAAGTGTTTTCCATCCCATATTATAACCCCCGTTGAATTTTATCTTACAATTACATTATAATCAACGTTTGTTGAATTGTCAAGGGCTTTTTGTTATTTTCGGTGGTAGAGTGGCTGAGGTAGGGGGACGACGGCTCCGGCCTATCCCCCGGGGGTGTCCGGTTAGCGATGCCCCTTATATATGATATTAAGAAGTACCGCAAAGCAAAATTGAACAAAAAGAATATTTGTTGCAACAATTAGTGCATTTAATGTAGAAAAAAATATAACAAAATTATAAAATTAATCTTGACATATAACAAACGTTGAATTATACTGGCATCAGAACCCAAACAATACAGGCCACAGGCCGGGAGGAAAAAGAATGCAGCCCGATATATACGCAGTGCAAAAAGACGGCGTTACCATTGGATGGTACGCCACAGAGGAGGCCGCTAAGAATACGGCCAAAGCAACCGACGGGAAAGTAACTCCGTACTACATCATTGACAAATAAAAGCCCCGGCCACTACTCGCAATAGTGACCAGGGCAAAAGAACCCCAGAACCTACCACAGAACCAGGGCACGCCCATTATACCACGGGCCGCCCTCCATGACAAGGAGGAAAACATAAATGAAAAACACTGCAACGAAAGAATACACGATCCGCGATATTGAAGCGTTGACAGAGGAGCAAGCCGCAGCAATGGCTATTGAGACCGCCTCCGTCAAGGGGCATCAAGTCTATTTTGTGGACTTTGGCGGCTATTTCGGATATTCCGTGCTTGTGTTCGCAGACGGCCACCACATCAAATATGCAAATGATTATGAGTTGCACCATAAGGACAAGAGCCGCGACGAACTCCAGGAATTTTACCTTAGCAGCCTCAGCCGGAAACTATTTACAGCCGACGAAATGGAAACCGTAAGTGACTACCAGGACAAGCAAGCGAAAGAATACTACATTCGCAATTACTACGGACTGCGCCGGGATCATATTTCCATGTTTTTCTGTGGCCCCGATAAGGAGCGGGAAAAACTGAGAAGGAAAACCGAAAAAATGATTTTTAGCCCCGTTTTCCTTGCGTTCTACGACAAAAAAGACGCTGATTTTGTGAATAGCGGAGAAGAATTGCTTGCCATGCTTGAAAAGGCAGAACCCGAAAGCGACAACGCGGAATACTGGAAAAACGCATTTCTCCGCGAGATGTTTAATCACGAATACGGTATAAACTGGCAAGCTGATTTTGACGTGTGCTCTTGTTTCGGTAACTGCTCCAGCGTGTCCGATATCGACGATATAAACGCGCTTTTCGCCGCCTGCAACTTTAGCGACGTACAGCGGGACGCATACATGGCCGCACGGCGCGAATATAGCAAGCAGAGCGCCGAACTTTACTGAATGGAGGTCCGCACAATGAAACTTGTAAGCATTGTATTTGACAAGGCCGCCAGCGAATACAAGCTATATTACAAGGACGAGGAAACCGGAAAGCCCTATTACATCACGGCAAACCACCTATTAGACAAAGAAAAATTATGGGCGCGGGATTGCAGACGATACGAGGACCCTTACCGCATTAGCTGGATGAAGGAGGCGTAAGAAATGACAACCGATATTGCAGGGCGATTTACCATCGCAGACCTGACATCGGAATATTTGGCCGTTGGCTTTATCGGCTCCGCATGGGCTGACAGCCTGACCCCGGCACAGCTTGACCATGTGCGCGGTTTTTACGGGATGACTGGCAAGCGGTCGGAAGTTTGGTCCGCCTACCCCGTAAAACTCAATCACAACCACTACAACGACTTTTTGATTATTTACCGGGCATGACCCGCCCGCTGGAGAATGGAGGTGACCCCCGCTTGATTATCCTGTTTATTATCCTTCTCCCGCTCATGGTGATATGGGAGCTCGCAAAGAAATCTTGACGGGTCTGCATGGGCGCGATACAATCAACAAGAGGTGTTATACATGAGACTAGCCCCCGATATGATCCGGCGCGTTGAGGATATAGCCTCCAGCGCGTTATATGACTATGAGGCCGTGGGCGTCCGCGTCCAAGACGTTCCATTTGCTCCCGGCCCTATGGCCCACCGCTCCCACGTCTGGGACAACGGAGACGATACCGGCGAGGAGCTGCCCGGCGTGTCTGCTATGCGTTGGGACTCCATCGACGCGGCGCAGCGCCACGGCTACTATTATGGCGATTATGTGACCGTCATTGCTGGCAACGCGTGGGACTACGGCGAGGACGCCGGGGAGATCGTCATACATGACCCGATTGTAATTGAGATATTAGCATAATACCACCGCCCGCCCTGGAGCTTCCTAGGGCGGGCTTTCTTTTGCCCTCCATGCCGTCCAACGGTGGGCGGCTATGTCCCTACTATACTCCCCGCCCATGATCCGCCGCTTGTGCGCCGTCCTACGGCCTGCAAGCGACATTTTTGCGTCCACGTCCAGCAGGGCGGACAAGCCCCAAAAGCAAATCCGCCGTAAAGGCCATTTACAAGTCCGTAGAGCGGTTTTATCGTCTGGCAGTATCTCCTCTATACTCCCGGCCACTAAAACGTCGCACAGCGGCCCACAGGGGCGCCACGCAAGGCATAAAGCAACCCCGGCCCACTCCACCAGGAGCAAGCCGGGGTATTGTTATTTGTTGCGGGCCAGAGATAGCACGGCGCAACGGGACTTGTCGACATCCCACCAGGCGCATATATTTTTTCTGCACTCCACTCCGCCTCTGTAGTCTGATGTTCCTAAAACCGCTTCAGGAGTTGATAGTAGCGCGTGGAGCTTCAAGGGACAGAATCGATAGTCGTTTTCCGTCTCTCGCTTTCCCTCCATAGTCGTTTGATAGTCGCTGGCCTCTCCACCATAGTCGCTGGCATAGTCGATAGTCGTTTCCATAGTCGTTACTCCTCCACCACCACAGACCCGGCGATCCGTTCCTCAAGCTGCTTTTGGTCGGTGATAGTCCCTAACGGGTTGTTGGGAGTAAGCACCACTTCGGACTTGTCCACAAGACCGTCATAGTTCTTTTGCCACCACACCAAAGTTACGGGGTTGAGCTTGCCGTCAGCGCCTAACATTTCGCGATAAGAACCGCAAAAAGTTTTAACTTTTTTAATGAAGTCGCGATGTTCAGAGCTGCGTGTAAGCCCATTTTCCCAATTATAAACGTCATCCTTTGTAATTCCTATGGCAAAGTAAGCTACCTGATTGGTGACACGAACATCTCTCTCAAAGCAAAGAGCAACATAGTTCCAGAATCGCTTTTCCATAGCCTGAACATCGGATTTGTCAACAGGCCCCCACTTTCCAACTTCCATAAGGAACCCAGCAATCTTAGAGTTGTCACCTGGTTTAGTATGTACCCCATTATCACCAATAACAGGGGAGTTTCCGCCACGGGGCTTCATTTTGCGCTTAACAAGCTCTTTACCCTGCTCCATAGTCGCATCATTCTTGTTCAGAGTTGTCACCCTCCTCCACGACATCAAATCTATCATCATGTCTCCATCCATAGTTGTAAGGTTTGATAGCGTTGCAGATCAAGTCTTTGCAGATGGACATAAAGTCTTTTACCTGTTGCTCCGTTAGTTTTCCGTCTCCCCATGATTGCGCGGATTGCAAGGCATCACATCCAGAACAGGACCCATACCACGCAAAAGTCATGCGATAGTCTTCCGGGTCCGGCTGGTAGGAATTGAATGGAATCAGATAAATCAAAGTCCCTTGATAGTCCCCATCATCAATTTCGTGAACTCTGTCTATAAAAAGATTCTCATTGTCGAGTCGGCTATCATCATTATAAATCTTATCAAAAGCAATCTTTACAAGGTCTACATAGCTACATTCATTCAGATCATCTCTTGAGGACAGTTCTGTTCTGAGCTTATCCTGGTTTTTATCCCAGAGTTCTTTCATGATTTTTAACATTTAATCACCTACCTTCGCAAACCAAAACCTCTCTCACTCTCTTTGCCATGTTTTCACACAGCCTTCATATAACTGTTTATCATTTTTAAATTTTTTATAAAATCCCATTTAATCATATATCTCGATATCCTATTTGTCAACCTCTAGTCCATGATTTTTTTGATTGGCCGGTAATACTTCTCAATTGTGGCCCATCGTTCTCCACAAAATTGACATTTCCTGTGACGTTCTATTCTCCCTCCCATAACCGTATGACTTCCATAAACAACTCCCTCTTTGCCGCAATTAGGGCAAATTCTAGCTGCTGTAATATTATCTGGCATCGTCCACCTCCGCCAATGCGTTAAACTCGTCTCTGTTAAGCGGCTCTGTCGGTCTTTCCTGCGGTGCTAATCCTCGGACCCGCAACGCCGTTAAAATCGCATCCGTGTTAAGCCCCAAGAAAGTTGATAGCTGCCGCATGGAGTACCCCTCTGCGCGTTTGAGCGATATCCACTCCCATTGCGCATCAGAATACATATCACCAGGGAAATGGTATCTACGAACCATCCATATCCTCCTTCTTAATCCACCACCGTCCTGCTCCGCTTCGATGGGGGCGGAGATGCGGGTCCAGTCAGGCATTTCCAGCACCTCCGATGATCTCGTCAAGGGTATATACATGACCCTTTTCAACAGACGGGAACAGATGTCTGGTGATTACTTCTCTCTGAAAATATGTGCCGTCTACAATTTCCAGGCACTGCGTCCATGCACCATCGTATTTTATTGCATTGATCTCCGGGAGCAAAACTTTGATCGCCTTTGCCCTCTCCACCTCCTGCTCCGTCCAGCGGGGCTTGCGGATGATGTTTTCTGGATGATTTATGAGAATATTAAGACACTCCAAAGTAGATGTTCCCCAGCAGTCATTTGATATTTCAATCTGGAATGTCCCATATTTATTGATACGAAATCGCCCTAACATGTTCCCTCTAATTTTAAACTTTTCTTCTGGTTCAACCCCCAGCACCTCGCAAATTCTCGGCTTGTCCATGTTGGCCTCCTCCTTTTGCGACTTATTTGCAACCTGATTGCAACTTATTTGCGACTGGTCACAATCATCCTCCACCACCTCATAGCCCATCAGGCGGGCGGCTTCGTAAGGGTTGGCTCTTACGTATTCATGACACGGCTTCTTTGTCCCTGCGTATTGCTGCACGGGTTCCCGAAGCTCGCAATAGTCGCAATCTTCTTTGCTATCGCAAAACTGCGCTAATGCCTGTTCAATGGTAAGTGCGACTTCGCCCGTCTTACTCCGAAACTTCATGCTCGTCCTCCTTGTCCATGCGAGCCCCACAGGAAGGGCAGTAATCATATTCTCTATTCCCATTTACAAAAATCGCTTTCCGGTATGGGACTGTGTACTTACACTCACTGCATTTAAAATAGTGGGCACGAGGATATTCAACCCATTTCCCGTGCCTCACCTCCGCAACGTCGGCGGCGGGAACAGCAGATAGCGCGTCCCGACACCTTCTGGCAACCAGCTCATCGCAATCATCATGCATCTCATATTCCTGCCGCAAAACTTCAAGTTCCTGCACGGCAAGCGCCCTCTCGATGTACTCCTTCATTCGCTCCACCTCCGTTCGTGATCGTCCACAATCCGTTGAATGATTTCCAACTCTTCATCTGTCAGCGTCCGGTTCCACGCAATGGAGAAATCGCCCGTACACCGATTCGGGCAGGCCGTACACTCGCAACGGTTGGCGTTGCTGGTATCATTCACCCTGAATGGGCAGCTGTGGTTATAGCAGTCAGTTCTAATCCCTAATTCCCGTTCGACAAATTCAGCGGGATACATCGGCGGTATAGTTTTATTCTCCATCCTGCTCCCTCCGTAGTGCGGCTTCCTCGCGGGTGAGGAACACGGTTCTGCCGAAATCTTCAGGTGTCAAATGACCGCACCAAATCGGATATGTAATCTCTCCATCTGCGTTAATTTGTACGCCATCAAGACGGCTTACGCTCGGGCAATCATCACCTTTGCGCCACCGATAAATAATTTGGTCTGGTGTCGCAGGCAGCACCACGCACCGCCCCTCTCTGTCAGCCTGGGCCAGTTCGCGCAGACGGTCCAGATCATACTCGCCTCCCAGAATGTCCTCGTAGGCGGCGAGGCGGTCAACCCATTGGCCGGAATGCTCCGTGTCGCCAATTTTGAGCCGCCATTTCCCGCCGTCAAAGTATGTCAGCCGCTTCATGTCAGTCCTCCTTCTGGCCGTCCCACTTCCACGCATGGCAAAGTTTGTGCAGGTCCTCTACCGCTGCATCCCGCTCCCGCTTCACCTGCTCCAGCTCGGTGCTATTGGTGGCGGCTAGAGCATCAATCATCTGGTCATAGTATTTTTCTTTCTCGTCCAGCTCGGCCCGCAGCTTCTCGTTTTCGGCCTGGAGCGTGGAGAGGGCGGTGGCAGCATCCATGCACAAATCCATAATTTCCAGACTGGCCTTGTCTGCGTATAGGCTTTCGGTACGCAACTGCTCAATCAGCTTCTCGATGTCCATCATGTGTCCTCCTCCGCTGGTGACTGGAGATATTTCAAAAATACCGCTTCACTATCCTCGCTATTTTCGAATTTTATTTCAGCATTGATCCCCGACTGATTTACGAAATCAATGCAACTACGCTTGTATACGCTATAGAACAATTTCGCTAGCCCTGTGTCGCTCATGGCCCGGATGCGGTCTGCGTTGGTCAAAACTCGCCCCGGTTTGTACTGTGAGCAATCCACAATTTTGGAGGTTGTCCCGGCGTTATGGCAATCAGCTTTGCAAGTAATACAAGTCGGTTTCATGCGTCCTCCTCTCCCTCCGGCGGGCGGCGGTAAAACATCCAATGCGGAATTTTGTCCACGTCAAAAATATTTCCTGATGGGGTGACAATTTTCCCATACCGGCACAAACACCAATACCCGTTTCCGCCTTCAATCGGTTTGCAGGAGCACCATACAGGCTCGTTCATCTCCCTCAGTTGCTTCGGCGTCAGCGGCTCGTTCGGCGGGGTGAGGGTGGGCATAGAGCGCACCTTGTCCAGAAATACCTCCCCGATCTGCACGGTTGCTGGATGGCACGCTTGGTCAATTATCTTTTCGCACCATCTTTTAAGTGCGTCTCCGTCAATCGCCCTTGCCATTTTCCAGCGCCCCCTCAGTCGCAATCGTCTCAATTACCGGAACGACCTCAAAATCTCTGTCCCACGAAGAACATCCGCTTCTAGCCTGCGCCTCAGAACGATATGTCTTGACGGAAACGTCTCTTATTTCCGATATGGGACGAAAACTAAAATTCTTTGCTAGACCGCACCAGACCTCTGTTCTGTTTTTCCGCATGACCACATAGCGCTTGCGCTCAATCCGCATCGTTCAGGACCTCCATCCTTTTCACCACCATCTCCACGGCCTCGTCCGTCATGGGGGCGCCACAATGACAGCAGAATGTGCTTTCATACTCTTGTACAGCACCGCATTTAGTACATTTGCAGGAACTCGTTCCAGGGTGAGCGTCAATCCACTTACCCCTCCACACCTTCTCCACCTGCTCCCGGCTGACGGGGCGGAGGGCGGAGAGTGCAACCTTGACGGCCTCCCTAAGATGTGGATTTATGTATGCTTCCTCAACTCCGTTGATATAATGAATGCCTACATAGCCGTCTGCACGTTCCAGTGCTCTAATTGCTTCTTCCCGCGTCATGGCTGGGCCTCCTTCAACGAATCGCACCAACGAAGAAATGCCCGCAGAATAGGGTTGGTGTTTCCCTGGTCTGCCCATCCAGCGAATCCAATAAACCCGTCTGCATTGAAGCTGATACATTCGCGCTGTGTGAAATAGTGACTGTTCATGTACAGGAAGCACGTTATAATGCTCCCGTCAGGTCTTTTCTTTACATTGATTTTTTCGCTCAACCGCATATTTCCAGTGCTTGTCTCTCTGTTTTTGTTCGCCTTTTTAAGCTCTTGATTGAGCATCAGCACGAGAGATAAAATATCGCCGTCATTTATGTCCCTATATGTAAGGCCACAGTTGGAAAAGTATTCTCTCGCCTCATTCGTCGAGCAAACAGGCTGTATATCCTTTTGCCGAATGTATTCAGCCATTCTTCATCCCCTCCAGCATCTCCATCTCCTCCGCTCAATCTTCCTTGATACGAACAGGAAGAACCATCTTAATGTCCTCCTTATTGGTACGGAGAAGAATCGGCTCAATATTGCTGCGAAATTCTAAAATGACCGGTTGCCTAAAACTGCCGTCAGCAGAGACTTTCGCCGCTTGCAATGCAGACAGAAGGTAATTCCCATTGAAGCCAATTCGATACTTTACCTCGCTGGTTGGGATTGCCTTTTCCCATTCAAATCCGCTGTCCTGCGGCTGGATATATCCGAACGAGAACCCACCGCACCGGATTACAGCCTCTTTCCCATCCTCGGTCAGAGAGATGGTTGCATACTGCTTATTGCGGAGTTTGGTATTGCTCTTAATGAACGCCACAAAGTCCTCGTCGCAATCACTGATAACGGAATGTTCTACAGACATCCGATATCCGTCAACGGCCATTGCCACGACCTGATTGTCTGCCGCATGAAACTCCAATTTGATGTACTGGTTGCAGGGTCGATGATCACTATCACTCACAAAAGACTTGGTAGCCGCAATTAGCCGGTTCAGGTCATTGGTGTAAATCCTTGCAGATTTCATGTGTTCTCCTCCAATTTTTGAATTTCCTCCGCGCTCAGAATCGGCGCGCGGGTGTTCCAGGCCAGGCGGGCTTGCGCCTGTGCCTCCTCAATTCGCTGTTTCGCCGCCTCAAAATATCCGGGGTCTAATTCTATGCCAATAAACTTCCGCCCCGTGTTGACACAGGCAACGCCGGTGGATCCACTTCCCATAAACATATCCATAACGGTTCCGCCATCAGGAGCAATAGCCATTAAATGCTCCAACAACTCGATAGGTTTTTCAGTCGCGTGTATCCGTCTAGATGTTGCTTTCGGATTACAAACAAAATATCCTTTGTAGTTTCCACCCTCATTTGGAATATGTCCATTTGATGCCCAAACACAATATTCGGCGTTTTGCGTAAACCGCCCTTTTTGTGGTCTCGCTGCGGTTTTAATCCATGGAATAACCCCCCGGTACACAAGCCCGCCGCACTGCACGGCGTCAATAGTCGCTGCCAACTGCCTCCAATCGGTAAAGATGACTGCGATGCCGCCTGGGCGCATCTTTTTTTTCGCAGCAGAAACCCAAAATGTTTCCCAAAGCGTAAAACTGCGTTGGTCTCGATTATCCCCCGCAAAATCAGGCTTGATATCTTTTGTGTCTGTGCTTTGATATTTTTTACTTGATCCGTTCGCTCTATCAGAGCGATACATTCCGCCGCTGGAATACGGAGGGTCAGTCAGCACCATATCCACGCTACCGTCCGGGATGTCTTGCAGTAGTTCCAGGCAATCTCCCTGCATCAGCACCACCCCCGCATCCGTCAGCCGCTTCGCAGCATCTTTATTTCCGAGCATGGCTAATTTGATATCATCCATGTACAATACCCCTCTCTATGTCCGCTATGGCCTGAAACACCGGATAGAACTGCGGTGGGGCTACTGCGTTTCCGAGGCATTTAAGTCTGTCCACCCGATTGGGAACCCCATCAACCACTCGACAAACACCGGGTTCAGCTGGCCACCATTCCCCTGTGACATATTCCGTCGTTCTTCCTCCGTGATCTGTCCAGACGCCTCCAGCTTCTTCAACTGCTGAAAGTTCCCTGTTCCGCCACATAGACCGGCTCCCGTGGTCGGTGTCGGATAAAACATCACAACGCCCTTCAGGTTGTGCTTTTTCAGGTCGTGCTCCGCCGATTTGCTCCCGGGCGGGCCGCTCCCTTTGCAGTCCGATGCTTTCGGGGTAGGCCACATCTTTACCATCCCGCTCAAGTTTGGTTCGCCCCGGCTGTTGTGATAAAACTCCCTGTTCGCTGAATCTGAAGCAATCGGAGTTTTCCAAAGAATAGGTTCTCCGTCCTCTCCCGTTATGTTTTCTTTCCAGCGCTCTACACCCGATAATCGCGCATCTGTCGCGCCTGTGCGGGGCGTCGACGGCACAAGCCGGAATAATAAACGCTTGGACGGAGTAACCTTCGTTTTCCAAGTCAGCGTACACCTGGTCGAGCGCCATATTGACGATCCCAGCAACGTTCTCACCAACGACCCAAGCGGGCCGGAGTTCTGATATAACTCTAAGCATTTCAGGCCAGAGGTAACGGTCATCCTCCTTGCCTCGTCGCTTCCCGGCAACGGAAAACGGCTGACAGGGGAATCCGCCCGAAATAATGTCAACTGTTCGAAATCCTGTTCTTTCATAAAAACTCTCTCCTGTCAGTGTCCGAATATCCCGCCATCTCGGCACATCCGGCCAATGCTTTTCCAACACCTTTGTCGGATAGTCCGCCCACTCGCATTGTCCTACGGTTTTAAAGCCAGCCATTTCCGCCGCCAGATCAAGGCCACCGATGCCGGAGAACAGGGAGAGGTGAGTAAGATTCGCCGCCTCTTTTCCGCCCAGCAGGGCGCGCTTTGTATCATCCATCATGCTCTCTTCCTTTCCAGCGGGCAGCTCTCGATGGCGTATGTAGTCACCCAATGCTTTACGCCGCCCCGGCATCTGCCAACAACAAACGTCCGTTTCTTGGCCGTCCATCCCGGTACAGGTTTCTCTTCCCGCAGCCATGGGCACTGATTGATCGGGCAACAACAATCCATACAGGGGTTAGCAGAGTAACGGCGGATGGGGACTAGGTATTGTTCAAGTTCGCCCATAGGGCCTTACCTCCACCTGTATACTCTCGTTTTCCCAAAATTCATGAGAAACTTTCCGCACCCATTCCCGGTTGTCGTCCGGCAGTAAGTAGCCTTTCATGGCGTCCACAAACGCCTTGCCCATGGCGGCGTGATTGTCCACGTCCAGGCCGTCGTTCCAGCGGAAAATGACTTCGACAGGACCTTTGACGAACTGTTTTCGGATATGCGCCTTTTTCATGGACCACAGCGCCAGAGAGTGGAGTTCTTCTGCGTCCCGCTTCCGCTGTGACCAATGTTTCCCGGCATAATACGCATTCAGGCCAAACCGCTTGTTCCAGGCCGCTTTTCCCCTTTTGGTGGACGGATACGGAATTTCAAAAATCAAATTCCCATCCTCCTTGCCAGCTCTTTCAGGGCTGCCTCGTATTCGTCCGGCGGCAATCCCTGGAGCTTTTTCTTCTCCCGCTCATAGGCGGTCCAGTCAGCGTTCCCAGCCGTAGACTCCATCGCTTTCTCCCTTCTTTGTGTACCGGCGGCACCGGGCGTCATAGACCAGCTGGATGTTTGCCGTTGAGCCGTAGGATCGATTTTTCAGGATGCTCAGCCCGGCGTCATACCCATAGGCCGCGATATCCTTTTCTTCCATCCGTTCCAGCGAAAAGGCGTTGTCCGCCCGGTTTGTGATATCCGCCGACCCGCCGATGTCATCCGCGGTCAGCAGCTTCTTTTTGTCGTTGTCGCCCTTCCGGGGGTGTGCTACCAGATGCACATGCACCTCGTTTTTCTTGGCGAACTCCACCAGCCGCCCCGTGAACCGGCTCTGCGCCCGGTAGAAGTCCTTATCGCTCTGGTCGTTGAACCGGGCGGTCATCAGGTTGTCCACAAGGAACACACAGCAGCCGAACCGGCGGACGGCATACTCGAACACGGAAATGATGCTGTCCTCGTCCCCAGCCCCGGCCACCCGGTTGTCGTACAGGAAAAACTTGCCCTTCCACCAACCGTCGATCCGGTCCGCGATCTCCTTCGGCGTGTAGTAATACAGCTTCCCGGACACCGGGTCCCGCTTCGGCTCGATATGCCCGGCCCCGGCGGCCTGCAGCATAGCCCACTGCTTGAAGCGCCAGGCCGACAGCTCCCCGGAGTAGGCGCAGACCGGGAAGCCCTGGTCGATGGCATTTAGAAGCAGCTGGGACAGCAGCGTGGACTTGCCGCTGCCGCGCTTTCCAGTCCACACGGACAGCTCCGATGGGGCAAAGCCTCCGATGGACTGGTCCAGTGCTTTTAGACCGGACATGACGGTGAGGGATGCGCCGGGGTCTCTGCGCTCCACGTCCGCCAGGTCCAGCAGGCCGTCCATGGGTTGTTCCACGGCCCCCAGCAGCAGGTGGTCTACGGCCTTCCTGTCGCCGGAAGCCAGCACGTCCCGGATACGGGAACATTTCCCGAAGGCCCCTTCCTTCGGCAGCAGCACGACCACAGATGGCGCGTATTCTTTGAGGGCGTCTGCCACAGCTTCCGCCGTCTCCCGGTCAGATAAAGCCAGGAACACAGATGGGAATGCACTCAGAAACGGCTCCGCATCCCGGAAGTTCTCAAAGCCCGCTCCGTAGGCAAGGCAAACGGCGTTCTGGTTGTCCAGGGCTGTCACATCCTGGGCGTCCGCCACAAACCACAACGCTTTCCGCGTGTCCATGGCGGTCTCGTCGTAAAGCAGCCAACGGGAAGCATCAGGTAAACTTGGCAAATGGATCTTCTCCTCCTTCGGGTGGTTCATCTTCCCATCTCCCCTGGTTTAGCCAAGTGGCGGGATTTGGGATATATTGTCCTCCGTCTTTCTGCCACTTTGGCCATAGCTTCTGTTTGGAAACGGCATCCAAAATGGTTTCTGTCAGCTCTTCTGACGGTTTCAGTTTCTCCCAAGACTCCCTGGCTTTCTTTTTCCCGGTTTTGTTTGGGTACAAAGCCCAAAACCTGTCAAACCGTTCCCCCTGGGGGGACGATAGGGGGGATTTATTCTCTCCGTTAGGAGAGATAGTATCGGTTTTGGTTTCGGTTTCGGTTTTTTGGGTTAAGTTGGGTTTCTTTGGGTTTTTTTCGGTTTTCTTAGGCCTCCCGCCCTTAACCCCATTTTCTCTGTTTTTCTCCGCCTTGGTGGTATAGGACTCCTTAAAACGGTCCTCCTGCATCATGACACGTTCGGCGAAAAACCGCTCATTGCCACAAAGTGCTATCGGCGTCCCTGACTCGCTGTATTCCAGCAAAGCCCTGCACAGCCGACCGAACTCTGCATCGTTGAGTGCAGACATCTCCCTTTTGTATTCCCATGGGAGCGCAGCATAGTTTCTGGCCATCGTGTCACCTCAAAACGGAAGCTCGCCGTCTTCCTCCGAGATTACCGCAAAATCAGCCTGCTTGTATTCCGGCGCCTCCTTGTTCTCCTTCTTGGAGTCTCCGAAGTACACGTTGTCGGCCACAACCTCCGCTGTACGGCGCTTATTCCCACTCTTGTCCGTCCACTCTCTGATCTGTAACCGCCCCTCTACAATCGCCATACGGCCCTTGGAGAAGTATTTCGAGACAAACTCTGCCGTGTTGCGCCACGCAACCACTTCAATGAAGTCCGTCTCCTTCTCCCCGTTGGTCTTGAAGTCCCGGTCTACGGCCAATGTAAAGGATGTGACAGCCGTCCCACCGTTTGTCCGTCTGATTTCCGGGTCTTTCGTCATCCGGCCCAGCAAAAAACATTTATTCAGCATTTTCGACTCCTTTGTGATAGATCATATCCTCCCGGTTCCAGTTCGGGTAAAACCCTTTCAGATACGCCACCAGATAGCAGTACAGGCTTTCTCTGGTGGTGCCTCGTCCTAGCCTCTGGATGTTCGCGCCCTCGTCATAGGCTCTGTGACAGGCCGGGCAGAGGGTCACGATATTTCTCTCGATCCCCTTTCCTCCCTGGCTCCGGCGGACCACATGGGCCACTGGATCACCATATGGAGAGCCGCACAGCACACAGAAGCCATTGTCCCGGATGTACACGGCTTTCTTGACTTCCGGAGGAATAGATGTTGCCTTAGTCTCTGCCCGCATGTCCCCACTCCCTTTCCACCTGTGCATCCAGCATTCGAAGCTGCAACTTCATGGCATTGATTGCTTCAAGGGCGGATTTGTAAACGACCTCTGCGCAGTCCCGTTCAAACCGCAGCTTTGCGATTTCCCGGTCTCCACGGCAGATGTCGGAGATGATCGTTACCGGCGTACCTTTGGACCGTTCATCCAAAATTCTCTTTGCCAGGGCGATCCGGTATTCCTGTTCAGACTGGGCATAGGAGCGTCCGCGCTTCCCAAGCTCCTGCACGGCGGCGTCCAACAGCTTGCTTTTCTGACCGATCTCGGAGATCAAATCAATCATGGTTCATCTCCTTAATGCAGTCCAGGCAGTAGACGTGCCCGAACTTCTCCATGCTGGCGTTCACGTGCTTCATGATCGACACCGTGACGCCTTTGGAGTCCTTGTACGCTTCCAAGACCTTCCCGCATTTCTCGCATATGGTGACATCGACTTTCGCCGCAATATCGGTCTTGTCATACTTCGTCTTGTCCTTGTCCCAGTACACGTCAGCGGCGATCCCAAGGGCCTTGCAAGCCACGGAGAGGGCATCCGTCAAGGCCATCTTGTAGCACTCGTCAGAGGTGTACAGACCGCTCTTCTCTTTTGTGATAAAGGCGCTGCCGCCGGTACCGGGAACTGCCTCGGACCACTCGCCGTTGTATTTGTAGTACAGTGAGATGTCCATGAATGCGGAGATTTCCCCGTTGGCCCCGGTCTCCAGCCACTCCCGGTCAATGGTGTATTTCCAGCCAATGCCACATGGGCCGAATTGCTCCGTCAGCTTCTTGATGCGCCACATAGGGTTGATATCGGTCTTTCCGTTCAGCCGCCCACCTCTGATCTCCTTCTTGGCCTCTTCGGGGACGGCCCGGACATCGTTGTAAATGTCAAGGTTCATCACTTCACCCCCACAGAAATCCCTTCAACCAAGACAGCCCCAGGCACTTCCTGCCCAGCCTTTAGGACCTTGCCCAGCTCGCTCTTGCTGATTTCCGGGGCTTTGTACCGAATGCACTCCTTATGCCCGTTCAGCTCCGCCCACTCGATGGCGGCGGAAGGGTTGTCCACATTTACGGAAGTGGTCTTTCGGAACGTCACCGCGCATTTCGGCGTGGAGAACTTCTCCCCGTGTAGCGCGTAAGAGAGATACTCCTTGAGCCGCGCCGCCTTGTTCTCTGCCACTTTCTGCCGCTCCGCCAGGGCCTCCTTCTCCGCTTTGATGGCTTCCGCATCGGAAACCAAGTTCTTGTAGTAACAGGCGATGTTCTCGATCTTCTGGTCCCGCGCCATTTGGAGATTGTCCAGCGCCTCAAAGTCGGTGATCTCTCCAGTCTCCGGGTCTGCCAGATCAGTAATGGCCTTATCGATCTCGTAAAGTGTCATGTCATGTTCTCCCTTCATTCCAAGCTCTCACCGCGTGATTTATATCAGTAAATTTCCGAGTTCGCCATCCGCAGGCGTCGCAGGCCACCAGGAACATATCCGGGTTGCCCTCGATTGCCAATCGCTGGCCGGAATACAGGCCACATCTTGGGCAGGGACCTAACTCGCCTCTTGGGCGTTTCGCATGTGCATTCATTCCTCGCACCACCAAATATCCGCCGTTTGGACGCCCAAGGATAAAGCTTCTGAGTGCCCCTTGACCGCAATGTCAATATGGTCCCCCTTGACTGCCGGACCGGTATCATCGGCTCTCAGATAAACCATCTCGCCGTTGTACTCGATCATGATGGTGCTGCCCAGCGGTATAATGTCCGTGTCCACAGCGCAGCTCACATATGGAGTTACCCGCCGTCCGCTGGTTGTAATGCCTGTCCCGGTCCCGCAGATATGGGGCCGTGCCTCACAGCAGTAAAAGGTAATGATGGCATCTTCCAACTTGTGAGACCGGGCAAGCAAAGCAGCTTCTATAAGCTCATTTTCGGCGGCCTCCATCTCTTCCCCTGTCAGATAACAGCGAGTGGTGGCCGGGGTATCGTCGCCGGGGAGGCTGCCGTCCTCTGTGGTGGGTTCCGGCTCGTGCATGGCGGGCGGCTCTGCCTCCGCGGTCATAATCAGGTAGCTTCCCAGCCACGCCAGCAGAAGCAATAGGAAGAGAAGATATGTAATCAGCTGCAACCGCCTCTGGCTTCGGCGCCGTCGCTCTTCACGGGTCAGCTTCTTCATAGGACATGCCTCACAGCTTCTTCTCGGGTGATATAGAAATGGATGCCCGTGCTGCACTCGTTCCAGCGGTTTTCGTCGAAATCCAAAACGGAGGCCACAGTTCCGGGAATGTAATGGAAGTTCTCATCTCTATCACTGACGGCGGCCTGCTCCAATACATTCCCCTCTAAATCCTGAATCTCCAAAACGGTTGCCTTTGAGCAGCGGCACTTCCGGCCTGCTGCGGAACTGCGCACGGCATCTTCGGTAATTTCCAGCTTTACAATGCACTCATGACCGCTGGTTTTGACCCTTGCCTTTTTCCAGCCGACAAAAGCGCCGATTTCCGGGCAGGCAATGGGATAAAATAAATTTTTTGCCTTTTCAATGTAGTTGGCCCTGGACAGGTCGGCCCCGGACAGGTTGGCCCTGGACAGGTTGGCCCTGGACAGGTCGGCCCCGGACAGGTCGGCCCTGAACAGGTTGGCCCTGGACAGGTCGGCCCGCTTTCCGCCATATTCGCCTCGTAGCCATTTAAGGTGCTTGTCCAAAATATTTTTCAACTCTTGTTTGTCCATGCGTTATTCCTCCTTGTAGGTCTCCCGGAAGCTGCCTTCGGGGAAATCGAACTCCACGGTGAAATGATGGTGCCGCTCGTTGATGGAGACCACCCGGCAGGGCTGCGGGCCTGTCCTTGCAGTCACAAAGGCGCTGGTGGGGATGGTGGGTTCCAGGCACAGCTTGTCTCCGACTTTCACCGCTCTCCCTCCAGCCAGGAAAGGAAGCGCATGAACCATCCGGCAACCTTGGCCGTTCCAATGATAATGATTGCCGCCACTATACTCATTTCAATGCTCATGCGCTCACCGTTCTTTCGGCGATCCAGCGATCTAGCAAAGCCTTATAGATATAGCACCATTTGACTTTCTTGCCGTCCTCGGCCATTACGCAGTCCCCGAACGGGAAGACTTTCTTTTGGATGCCCTCCCGGATAGTCTCAGGAGTAATACGCAGCCCCGCATTGCGAAGGACTTCTGTTGCTTCGGCCGCAGTTAATGCTTCAATCATAAATACCTCCTTGATTTCTCCCCTTGGAGGCGATATACTGTATCCAAAGGGATTGTTCGTGGTTGCTCAATCCTTGCCCTCGTCGTGCTGCGAACACGGCGGGGGATTTTCTTTGCCCAGCCGGATTGCCTCGTCAAAGGTCATGCCGTAGGCCGCCCGGTTTAACTTGTCCATCAGGTGTTTGGTGTTGCGCGCCTGGGACTCCAGGTCTTTGATGCTGTCTTTTTCGTTCATAAAAACCTCCTTGTCATTTGACCCGGAGGCGTGTATAATAACCTCGCGGGCCTGTTGGCGCTTTCAATAGGTCTCCGCAGCCCTCGTCGGTGTCGCTAGCACTGGCGGGGGCATCTTTATTGTCCTTTCTCCCTGAATGTGATAGGATGAGGGGAGAAAGGGGGTGAGCCTTATGTCTAATGAAACTCTCAAGACGTTTCCTGATAGCTATGCAGAGGCACTTGCGATGCTTTATCTGCAAAATCAAGACCTTAGAGAAAAAACACCGTCAGAAATTCATACTATGTATCAAGAAGCGTACTATGAAATCCTTAAAGACCACCGAATTAAAGCTAAATCTGGATGGTTCAAGGATTTAAAAGCAACTGACTAATGCTAAGCATTGCATTAGAAAGTGCTACCAAGTCGCTATCTGATATGCACTTCTTGGAACGCTCGGAAAGTAGTTGCAGCTGCTTTTCGAGCGTCTCTAATATCTGCTGATTGTCCATCTCTCTCACCTCCCCTCACCCTTCGCCCTGATCCGAAAGAAGCTTGTCTACGGTGACGCCGTAGAGCTTTGCGATTGCAGGGAGCATACTAGCTCTAGGAAGTGATCCGCCCTGTTCTCTCTCCCAAAGGCAAACAGCAGAATCGGAAATACCAAGTCTGTCCCCAACTTCCCTTTGTGAAAGACCCGCTTTTTCCCTGCATTCCTTAAATCTCAAAATTTCACCCCCAAAACGCTTAATATTACTTGACATCTTGGGCTGCACCGCTTAATATTGGATTGTCAGGACAATAGAAAACGGTGCAAGCCCAATATTAAGTGGGCCTGGTTTTTTGTGGCTTAATCACTTAACAATATTAAGTATATAGCATTGGCCTCTTAATGTCAAGCCCTTATTCTTAATTTTATTAAGTGATTTTGAAAGGGACTTTATGGACATTATTTATTTTCTCGCTCAGATTGATAGGCTCCGTAAAGAGCGAAAAATGACAAAAGCAGAATTTTATGAAAAGGCTGACGTAACAGCATCAGCGGTCTCCCAATGGAGAAACGAGAAAACTGTTCCAGCAGAAACGACCATCCAAAGAATTGCAGATTTGTTCGGAGTTGAAGTTTCTTTTCTGACTGGGCAAAAAGAAATCCCGCCCACCGAAAAGGTAGACGGGATGGAAGAAGAACTTATTCAGATTTTCCGCTTGTTGCCTGATGATCTGAAAGCGGGAATTCTGGCTCAGATAAAAGCCGTTCTAGTTCAGCGTGGATTACTTCCATCGCAGTCAGAATAGCGGCCTCCTTGTTTGTGCTTTTGCTGATAATCTGGATCAGGTCTTTTTCAAGGTTCATCCGACATTCCTCCTTTTTGTTTACAATATATGCTTAACGTTGTGTCGAAATTGCACAGAAGCGTGCAACAAAAATAAAATTTTTTAGAGAGAGGGAAAACTATGCAATGCCCTAAATGTGGAAGCGAAAACGTCAGCGTTCAAATGGTAACCGAAACGCAGTTAGTAGACAAACATCACGGGATTATATGGTGGATTTGCATTGGTTGGTGGTGGATTTTTATTAAATGGCTTGTGTTTACACTTCCCGCTTTAATTGTAAAAATTTTTGCGCCCAAAAAACAAAAACTGAAACAAAAGCAAAAATCTGTGTGTGTTTGCCAAAATTGCGGGTATCATTGGGAAGCATAAAAAACCGCCGTCAGGTCTCCCCTGGCGGCGTACTTATAAGGGGGTGTCTTTTTGAACTGTATACGTTGCAAAGCGGAGTTGCCTAAAGGGGCGACATACTGTCCTGCCTGCGGAAAGAAACAGACTGGCACTCCCCCACGGAAGGCCTTGAAACGTGCGAATGGCACCGGAACAGTTTATAAGCTGTCCGGCCGGCGGCGCCGTCCTTGGGTAGCTGCCAAAAATAAAGTAATCATCGGGTATTATGAGCGCAAAACAGACGCTACAGAGGCTCTGGAAAAACTGTCTGGTCGGGACTTGTCTGAGCGGTACAACATGACATTTGCCGAGGTATTTGAGGTGTGGAAAGCTGAGCATTATCAGGAGATCGGCGAAAAAGGAATTGAGGGATACAATCGGGCCTTTGCTGTGTTTGTCCCGCTCCACGAGAAGAAATTCAGGGACCTCCGCACAGCAGATTTTCAGTTGGCCCTAGACCCACACATGCAGAAATCGCACTCCACCGTGTCAAAGTACAAGCAGTTGATTACGCAGATGTCACAATGGGCCATCCGGGAAGAAATCTGCACCACCAACTTTGCCAAATTCGTCCGGCTCCCGGAAAACGTCAAAAAAGAAAAAGACATCTTTACAGACCAAGAAATCGCAAAACTGGAAGCTGATAACAGCGAAACGGCAAAAATCGTTCTTATGCTGATTTATACAGGTATGCGTATTGGGGAGTTGTTCTCACTGCCTCTTGCGGACTACCACGGTGCCTATGTTATAGGCGGAGAAAAAACAGAGGCCGGACGCAATCGCATCATTCCTATCCGTCTAGAAGGGCGCGGCTATTTTGCCTATTTCGCCCAACAGGCAACCGGGCCACTACTCCTGTCTGGATATACCGGCCAGCGCCGCCCGGAAAACTACCGCAAACGGGATTACTACCCTCTGTTGAAGAAACTGGGCATTCCGCAGAAAAACCCGCATTGCACCCGGCACACCTATGCCAGCTGGGCAAGAAAACAGGGAATGGCTCCGGAGACCTTGCAAAAAATCCTGGGCCATGCGGATTACAGTACCACAGCAAATATCTATGTGCATACAGACGCAGATGAATTGATACAGGCAGTCGAAAATTGTTAGAAATTTGTTAGTAACCTAAAAAAGTTTTTGAGATTTTTCCTCGATTGAAGTTTCAATTTTCCTTGAAATTACTCGGTTTGACCCTTCTACAATGTTTTGAGAAAGTATAATACTATATTTCACACGCAGGAGGTCACTGGTTCGAGTCCAGTAGTCTCCACCAAAGAAAACCCTAGAGCCGCAAAGGTTCTAGGGTTTCTCTTTATTCAAAAGATTTTGGGTTTGTTAGTAACATGTAAGTAACATCGCAATCCTCTAATCTTTCGAATTACTCCATTATATATTCTCAGATTAGCAACTTGTAGCGTGTCCATCAAGTCACCCATAATGCCCCATACCTGCTCCTCGCTTTTTTGAAAGTATAATTTTTGCATATAGTTGACTTGCATATATAAAATCCCCGCTCTCAATTGAGAGCGGGGTCATTTTAATGCTTGACGATATGGTCATAGTAGAGTTTGAGTTTGTCGGGGTTGGCGTCCTCGTCATCCAGAAATGCCCTGGTGATCGAAACATAGAAGTCCAGGGTATTCGCTGATGTTTTTTGGATGGCCTTGCAGTAGTCAGAATAGATCATATTTATTGCAGCCCAAAATTGCGCCGGGTCTCCGGGTATGTTTCTTTGGGCCATGATCTGTTTAACCTGCTCCAGAGTCCAGTGCGGCCCTTTTGTTCCGTCGGCGTTTACCATACGAGATGTCCAGTCCTCTGCGTCAGCTAGAGTGAACGATTTATTAGATTGCAAATTGCTAGTTCTTGGGCGCTGGCCCTCCCACTGGCAAATCGCCTGATAGGCTCCGTTATATGTTGCCAGTCTGTCAGCCATACGGTCAGATGGTTCCTCGCCCATACACTCGGCAATTTTTAGCAGTAGCCAACCACGAGCTTCAGTTTCGCCCATAGGGCCACCCCCTTACTCCATCTCCATCTCGTTCATCAGACGCCGGATGGCGTCACGCTCACGTTCAGTTGAGGCATTATCCATCATCGTCTGTAGCTTATCCATCATGTCAGGAGATGCGTGTCGAGAATATCTTCCATCCCGGCTATAACGTCCCATGGAATCCCGCTTCCGGCCACGGTAGCTGGAGCCGCGGGCATAAGTACCGCGCATATCGGCCTCCCAGTTCCCGGCCCGGCTGTACCCATCGTCCTCTTCCAGCATCTCGATCTTGTCGATGTTCTTGATGGTGTCGGTCAGCTTGTGGGCGGCCTCCAGGTCCCCGGCAGACATCTCCGGCTTGCGGGCGATCTCCTCCAACTCTTCGCAGAGCTTTTCTTTCAGTTCATGCATATACATTCTTGACTCTCCTTTCAAGCCACACGCTCAACAATAAAATTACTGTTGGCAACGAGGATAGGCTGGGTGCTGGTATTTCGGGCGGCTACGGTAACACAGCAGCCACGAGGGACATCAACCACAGCGGAAACATAAATATTGAAGAAATCCTCTGCGGCAACCGGGGTGGCGGTAGCGGTGGAAGCGTTCAGCGCCTCACCATTGATGGAGATCGCTGCCGTGATGGCCTCCACGGTCCCACCGGTGGGGATAGCAATATTCGCTCCAAAGGAGACTTTGAATTTTGCCCGGCACTGGTTCGTTAGCCCGCGAAGAGTCACAAGTCCAGCGCCTTCCCGATGCACAATGCAGGGCTTGCCCGTGTTGGCCTCCTCAGTAAAAGGCACGTTCTGACCAGCGGCAACGGTTACGATTGCGCTGTTGCTGTATTCAGCCATAAACTTCATTCCTTTCAAAAAGATAGCGGCGAGGCTGTTGCCCCGCCGCATGGTTCAAAATCGGCACGGGGCCGAACATGTAAGCCTTTCTTACAAGTTGGTGTATTGGGTTTTAGCAGCCGCAGCCGCAGGGATTGCAGCCACATCCGGCATAAGGATTGGGCACCTGATAGGCCGGGACCGGCATGGGATTGATGCGGCGGATCAGCTCGGCAGTCTGCGCCTCCTGATTGGCGGTGAAGAAAGCGTTCTGAGCCGCCTGGGAAGCCTGGAACTTCAGGCTCTGGTTTTCAGCCGTCAGAGTAGCAATCTTGTCCTGGGTCAGGAAGTCCAGGATTGCGCGGCTGTTGGCGTTGGCGTTGTCGATGATATCCCGGGTGCTGGTCTGGATGGTGTTGCGGGTATCGCAAGCCTGGGTAGCCATGTCGTACCGGACGCCGTCAATGCTCCGCTGAGTATCGCAGCAGCACTGCGCCAGCTGGGCGCCGAGGGCGTTAAAGCCCGCCTGTGTCTGATAGCCCAGGTTACACACAGCGGTGTCAACGCCGTGGAAGCCATTGTTGATGGCGTTGGTCAGGGTATAGGTGCTGTCACAGATTCCATTCTGGATGGAGTTGATGCCGCTCTGGAGGTTGTTCAGGGCGAAGCCCTCGTTGATATCAGAGCGTGTGGCATACCCCTGGAAACCAGGGCCGTTCGCCCCACCGAAACTACCGCCGAAACCATTACCCCAGCCGCCACCAAAAGCACCCCAAATGAGGAACAAAATAATCCAGGCAGACCAGTCTCCACCCCACATGGAGCCATTGCTACCATAACCGCCAGCAGAATACGCAGGAGCTACCGGCATAGTCAGAGTTGCATCATTACTAAGAGACATATAACTTTCTCCTTTGTGAAAATATTTATAAATGCGGCCGCATCTATATACTTTTTGCTGATTTTTTGATATAATTGTTATGCGTGGATAGGGTCGCTCCCGATAAGCCGTTACCCTGACGGTTTCCACGCAATCTAAAATTCAGGGAGCATGAAAGGGTAAGTGCTATGAACGAAATTTGGAAAGATATTGCCGGTTATGAAGGGCTATATCAAGTAAGCAACATGGGACGGGTCAAAAGTTTACAGTCCACCAAAATGCACGATAGAGTAAAAATTTTATCTCCGGTTTGTGCCGACGGAAGGTATTTACGTGTTAGTTTATATAAAGATAAGAAATCTAAATATTTTCAGGTCCACAGGCTGGTTGCATCTGCCTTTTTAGAAAACCCGAAGGATAAGACACAGGTAAACCATATCAATGGAGATAAAACTAATAACTGTGTTGATAATTTGGAGTGGTGCACTCCATCAGAAAACAATCAACACGCATATAAAATCGGGATAAATAAAGGGTCTAAACCGTGGCTTGGAAAATCCGGGTTTCAAAATGCGTCCTCTATTTCTGTTCAACAAATAGACTTATTGACCGGGAAAGTCCTTGCAACGTATGGGAGTATAGAAGAAGCTGCACGAGAAACTGGGTGCTTAGCAACCAAAATCGGAAAATGTTGTAAAGGGTTGTTTTCTCAAACACACGGATATGCTTGGAGATATGCAGGGGTTTAATGCCCCTGCTTTTTATTTCCCAAACATTCCCCGCATCCCTTCAAACACACCTGACATCTGCTGGGCCTGCTTTTGGACCTGGTTAAGCTGATCTTGGGAAATGCGTCCAGAGGATACCATCTCTTGTATCATGGCGTTGGGGTCCTTGCCTTTCATTTGATTCATGAACTGCTGAAACTGCTGCATCATGTTGGGCTGTCTGTTGCCGCCCATCGCCTGGAAAAAGGGGTTCATTCCGCATCCTCCTTTGCTGCCGCTTTGCGGGCGGGCTTTTCTTTGGCGCTCAACGCCTCCACACGGGCCGCAAGGGCCTCCAAGTCCTGCTTGGTAGCATACTCCACGGGAGCCGCCTGCGGGGCAGCAGGGGCCGTCGTGGGGGCATTTCTCTCCACCAAGTCATAGACCTTGATAGATGGTTTTCCACTGGCATCCGCCTGCTTGAGATAGATGGTGGGGGCGTTGCTGTCCCACAGGGCCACAGCGGAATTGGGGGCCACCAGATAGCCCATAGCCTCCTGCTCACCGTTTACCCACACCATGCTTTGCCCGCTGACCTGCGCCTGCTGGGGCTGTACCTGCGGCATCTGCTGGGGCATGGGCTGATACTGCGCCCCACGAAGCTGTGCAAGCTGGTCCGCCATGGGCGGCTGATAATACGGCTGATAGCCGGGCATATATTGATACGGCATACTCAATCCTCCATCCAGTAATACAGCACGGTCTTTCCGCCGCTGTTCCAAGTATCTACGATGCGCCCGTCAAAGACGCAGACGATGTGAGTGTCCAAGGCCAGCAGATAGACGCCATAGGGATGCTCATGAGCGAACTCCTGTACAGTCATATCCTCGTACTCCGGCAGATAGCGCCGCCAGCCTTTACGGCGGAGATATTTGCCCCAAACCGGATTTCCTGACGGCATATCTGCGGCAAGGTAACCCTCCCAGCACAAGCCCCAATAGGTGGTGTCCCAATCCTGATCCAGGGCAACGGAAATTGCTCTGACGGTGCAATCGCCCACGTTCTTTCCGTCTCTATTGGCGTTGTAATATTCAAACGTACTGTTTCCTGTCATCGTACAAAAGCTCCTGCTGGTGGATGTATCCTTCCAAACCGGAGTAATTGCCGTCAGCGGCATATTTCATGCAGATGTCCCACGCGCTGGACTCTGTAAAGCCGCAGGCCACTAGCCGGGCAACCAGTTCTGAACCATTCAGGATCAACTTAAAACACGTCCTTATCAATGAAATCAGGAGGCCGCAAGGAGGGCGGCGACGTGTACCAGCCCTTGTCCCTTACGTCCTCCATGCTTAAATTTTCTCACAAAAAATCCCCGCATGGGTGGTATCCATGTGGGAGTTGTGTGGCAATTATGGGGGTATTTATGTGGTCATGTCATTTTCGGCGGTTTTACGTGTTTACTTTTTTCAGAATAAGAATATAATGTAGGTAGAAAGGGGGTACGCAATATGGGAAGTGTTTTTGATACCGCAAAATATATTCTTGAAAAGTGTGGCACTATGTCCACGATGAAACTTCAAAAGCTGTGCTATTATTCACAGGCTTGGTCTTTGGTATGGGATGATGCGCCCCTGTTCGACGAAGATTTTGAAGCATGGGCCAACGGGCCTGTGTGTCCTTCCCTTTTCCATCACAGCCAGGGAAAATTTTCGGTCTCTGCCGATGAAATGAAGGGCAGCAGCGAAAACCTTAGCGATGGGCAAAAGGATACCATCAATAAAATTCTGGAATACTATGGAGAGAAAAATGCCCAGTGGCTCAGCCAGCTCACACACATGGAAGGCCCATGGCAAGATGCCAGACGTGGATTCCCCGCTGGAGCCCTGTGTAACACTCCTATCACAAAGGAAAGTATGGCAATGTATTATGGCGGGCTCTAAGCGCGTTAAATGTGGTGGTACTCCGAAATCGGAAGTCAGACAAGGCGGGGTGCCGTTACCCGGCATCAAGCTGGGCGGAGACCCGGACAGCATTATGAAGGAGCATCCATCTTGGCGGCTGGCATCTTGCGATATGGAGCCAAATATTAGATGGTCTTTTCATGAGCCACGTCTCTCTCATGAGTTCTGGACTACGATTTTCCCAAAATTGCAAGACTTCGAGCGCATGACTTGGAGCGACATTTTTATTTCAGCAAAAAAGCAGAACCATGCGATCGACGTTGCATCGCTCAATAAGCCAGCCAGAGATAGATTTTCAGAGCTATGTATCGAGGCAGAGGCTATCCACTCACTCAGACTTGGCGGGACAATTAGACTGTACGGATTCTTGACAGGGCCGATCTATAACATCCTATGGTACGATAATGACCATGGAGATAACGGAACATGCGTATGTCGCTCAGTAAAAAAACATACATAAAGATAAAGGAGCCGGGTCAATCCCCGGCTCCCTTATTTTTGTAAAGCTGTTTTGCTACATCCTTAACCCTCCGGAATATATACTTTTCGTGATCGCTAACTGTGCTACGATACCAGCCCAATTCTGCTGCCACATCAATTTGATTCCACTTATCAATAATACGCCGCCTTGCGATCAGTTCATCGTCTGTATGGAATGCTGCTTCTTCAATAACTTTTTCCAGCTGAGAGCGCAAGAGCTTATCCAGTGGGTCAGGCAGTTTCACTTTTGCGCTCACAATCTCACGTCCTCCCTCTTATTTCATCAGCTTCCACATTCGGTACAGCATCGTACACATCTGCTGCCGGGTAACAGGCCGGGAGAGCATCAGGTCCCCCTCGCTGTTGCCCGTCAGGATGCCGTTCTTTACGGCCCATTCCACGCCCTCCTTGTGGGCGGGAGACGGTGTATTGTCCATAGTGACCTCCTTGTCATAGGCGGGCCGTACAGCCCCCAAAATCTGCCCTAGCGTCCGGGTCCGGCGCATGACCTCTCCCCCGTCGCTATCGTTGCCAATGGCGGTGTTGCCCTCGATGGCGGTGATGGAGCTGCCGCCCACCGCCTCCACGATGCCGCAGTGGTCCGGGCGCTTGTCCCCGCCCCAGTCGTAGATCACCACGTCTCCGGTCTGGTAGTTGGATGTTACCCAGTTCCCGGCGGACTTGGCGGCGTTCATCAAGATTGTGCAGCTGGCGGTCTCAATGGGCAGCTTGACACTCGCCTGGGCAAAGACCCACTCCACAAACATCACGCACCAGGGCTGGCCGTCTAGGCCGTACCACGCACCGTATTTCGTCCGGTTGGAGTTGGCTGGGGTCTCTTTGTACCCCAGCTCTCCACGGGCGATGTCAAGGAGTTCCCGTACTGTTGCCATTGTCCGCCTGCGCTTTCTTCTCCGCCTGGGTGCCAAAGTAGAAGGCGATCACCACGGTGTACACTGTCAAGAACTGCTCTGCTGTCACGCCGCCGGTGCAGGTCAGGTAAGCAAATACCGCCGTCAGCACGATGGTGGCGATGGACTTCACCGCCAGCAGGTTCCCGAGGCGCTTCTTCAGTGTCTCCATATCAGCCCTCCGGCTCCACCAGGGTGTCGCCCTTCAGCTCGTACTTCTTCCCGGCGATGTACACATAGGCAGTCTCAGCGCCCATGTTGACATCCACAGTCTTGCCGTTCACCACATGGACCTTCTCCATGCAGCCTACGCCGTGGTCCATCAGGCCATAGCCGTTGACGGTGTCGGGAGTCTCCCCTGCCGTGGTCGCCAGGAACTCCTCCTGAGTGATTACATTGCGGTTGGGGTCCAGGGTAAAGCCCGCCTCCGCCTCCCTCAGCGCCTCGTTCGCCTCGGGCAGGGTCATTTCGCCAGTGGTGTACTTGTTCAGAATTTCGTTGGTAGTCATAAGTAAGCTCCTTTCAAATATCCGGCTTGACCGCCGGTTTCTAATGATGTAAGATGTTATTGCCCGTTGTGCAGACGTGTGCTGTTTTGATAGCGCTCCCTCCGCGTTAAGTCGCAATGGACGGAGACAACGAATACTACGGGCTTGCGGCGCTCCTTCGGGGGCGTCGCTTTTTTACAGCCCAATGCGGGCCAAAATAAACGCAATTACCGCCGCCAGCACCGCCCACACGGACTTGTCCACGATGGCTTCCCAGCGGCGTCCCGGTTTTGCCGTCTGTTCCTCCTGCTTTGCCAGCAGCTTTTCGATGTTTTTATCCATGTTGGAAAGCTGCTCGTCCAGCTTGGCGTCTCGGGCAATCTGCTCCCGCTGCCAGTCATAGAACGAGTTATGGAACTTCTTGGAGTCCTGCTGCCAGTCCTCCAGGGCCTTGATGCGCCCCTCCAGACGGGCTGCTGCTTCCAGGCCAAAGCAGTCATGCCGGGGGTCTCCAACGCACTTCTCGTCAGCCATTGGGCACCTCCCCCAGGTCCTCCCACTTCACGCCCACGCTGCCGGGTTCCCACACATTGCCGTCCTGCCCGGAGCGCCAAACATGGCCCTCATAGGTGCAGCAGTCCCCGGTCATATACGGCGAAGTGGAGACGGCGATAAACGGCAGGGCCTTGTCCGGGTCTGTGGACCACACAAAGCCCCACTGTGCGGGCAGGTCCTCCGGCTCTTGGGTGTTGTAGATGGCGCTGTCATAGGGTTGGAGGAGACGCACCACTCGGCCCGCTGTGGAACAGCAGACAAAGCCCGCTTCCCGTTCCAGCATATTCATGGCCTCACAGGCCGCCGTAAAGCTGGGGATGTAGTCCTCGGAGGCATACAGCTCCGTCCCCGTCATGTCCGGGGCCTGGGCCTGGAGGGTCTGTGCCCTCGCAAGCCCGGTATCCCGCATGGTGGTAAGTACAAACTGCTTGTCCGTCATACTTCGTTCACGCCCTCTCTGATTGCTTCTGCAAGCTCCGCATAGGTCACATACTCTGGTTTGGGTTCCGGCTCCGGCTTCCCATCATCCTCCGCGGTGATCTGCCCTTGATACGCCTCCGCCTGGGCGATAGCGTAATTCGCTTCCGTGTAAGGCATCGTAACACCGGACAGCACCGTCTCGATATCCGGCTCCTCGGGAGTGCCGTAGTTGATCTCTGTCGCCAGCTGATATTTGATGATCTTCATGCGCCCTCCTTAATCCGTGGTTTTGGTGTATTCCACTATTACGAAGACTGTCCAACCCGAATAATCTGCAGTTGCCGCAATCTCAATCGCTTGGCCGTTAAATGTACAGGTTATCGCTTGGGCACCTGATACATCTCCCGCGAACCATTCATACGGGATCGTTCCGCTCCCAAAATTGCCAGTGCAAGATATAGGTGTTTCAACATTTTGCGTGTTTGCGGATACAGTCTTTCTTGTATTGCTGGGTCCAGCTCCGCAATCTACCAGCTTAGTGTACACAGGCTTTCCGTTGTACCGCTCCGATGTGCGGTACTCGACGCCGATTTTCATGGGCGGATGCTCCCACTCAAACGGCATCCACACTGCTGGACTCGACGATGATGGGTAGCGTAGCTTGAACATCCGCCATCCGCACAGCCCCGCGTCTGCACTGCCGATATTGGATAGGACCGCGTAGTTCGCATCGCCCTTGTATAAGAGCGATATCGTAGTACCTGCATTGCCGTACACTGCCGGCGGATAG